TGTTTCTGGAATATTTGGGTCAATCGTCTGTGCGATCCACGACCAACCGTTAAGTGGGTTCATAACTCCAGGAGTAAGATCAGGTTGGTTTGCTGCTACGTGCCACACCCCTTGATAAAGCGCACTGGCAGCAATCGCCTCATCAACGTATTGTTTGTTGGTGGCTTCATTAGGAGCGGCTGGCTGAATAGGAATGTTGAGTGGACCGGTCATCGTGTCGCCGGTCAAATTGACATAGCGAGTATCGAGCGATGTTGATTGAGCTAAAGTTAACGATGTGACTGGATTAGCGTTATCCGTGCCAGCATCAACTTGCGCTTGAGTGGCAACAACAAGCGTTAATTCACCTGCACCAGTGAAATCATGCGCGCTGCCACTGTCAAGATTAACAGAGATCACACTACCCGTAGCTCTACCAGTAAGCGGGTTCGGCGCTCCCGGTGACACCACAAGCCCACTACTCGAATCAACTTCAACACTGATTCCGCCATCAGGAGCCAAGTTGATCGCGTTAGGTGTGCCAGCAAAACCGTTTACTGGTACATAGACAATACCGGGAAGCCCCGTTGCCTCTGAAGCAAGTACCGCACTCAACGGATTCGCAGCAGTGCCATCACCAGTCATTGTTAAATCATGTTCAACACTACTTAGAAAGCCAATAGCACTTTTTGAGAAATAAACAATAAAACAAACAGCATCAGCAATAGGTGGCTCACTAAAAATAATTTGAGTGCCATCAGTACTAAGGATGTAAGCGACACCAGGCTCTTGTAAAACACCATCAAGTGAAACATTAAGATCAACCGGATCATTTACAACAATCCCAGTACCACTTGTAGCAATCAAATCAAACGTTGTCTGTACACCATCAAACGTTGTAATTGGCATAAGCATTTCACGCAATACTAACGTCGGCCCAAGCGTTAACGGATCTTGTAAAATATCAATCGTAACAATCGATCCAGTTGGCGGAATTGTTGCCAGAGTAATCAATGACGTAGCAACAGTAACCAAATAATCTCCCGGTATAGATCCACCTTCCGGTGTTAATCGTACACCGTTCAAATAGACTTCAACAGCCTCAACTGGATCAAGAGTATGCGAATTACCAAATAAATCCGGTGTTGTCAACGGATAAACCATTTGGTTTAACGCGCCCTGATAATATAAACTAGCTGTTGCCGCCTTTGTTGGCGTCGTGATTGTTTGCCAGCTTGACCCATTCCATACATACAAAGTATTATTTGAAGTGTTATAATACAACGAACCAACAGGTATTGACCCAGACCCCGGAACTTGGGTCGGCGGTATAGGGTGCGCCCCCAAAAACATACCAATTGATGCTGTCCACGGATACACCCCACCATTGGGTATACCACCAGCAACCAGCATCTGCCCCTGCTGTGTAGCAGCAGGCAAACTCGCTGCAATAGTCAGCATGTTGCGGGTTGCTACCGGCAGAGGGGTCCAGATTGGCACATTGGTAAGTGGTTGATACGATAAGACGTAAGGTGTGTGATCTGAAGTATTAAAATACATCGTTCCGGCGGGAGAAGGCGCTGCTGGGTTATAAATTGGCTGTGCAGGTAGACCACCGAGGTAATAAGGCGCTTTCGACGCCCAAGCAAATTCCGGTGCAGGACCGGACACTATTGTTTGTTCAGGAGCCGTAGCAGCAGGCACGTCAGCATTGATCATAATGCCTGGGCCAGATGCTATCGCGTAGTAATACCAATTGGTATCGAATGGCGGTCCAACAACCTGCACACCTGCCGACTGCCCAACATCGGGCTCGGGCTCGGGGACGAATAGGGCGGTGTCAAAAGCCTTCGACATTTTTTACTCTCAGAGTTATTCGTTAACCACCACTACCCATTGCGACGTGTTACCATCAAAATACCAGGTATAAAGTTGGCAACCAACACTGTCAAACCACAACATACCGACTGTTGGACTTGTTGGAGCAGTGTCACCAATTACTATACCAGCAGGCGTACTACCACCACCGCTACCACCACCGCCACCAGCGTTAACTACAACCACCCATTGCGATCCGTTAGGGTCAGTATACCAAATGTAAAGATTACCACCCACACTATCAAACCACAACATACCGGTGGTTGGATTTGCAGGCGCAGTATCGCTAATAACTATTTGAGTATTGCCACCACCACCGCCACTTGGAGGTATTGGAGGCGTGATTACAGTTGGAGCAAGAATATCAATCATCACAATATCAGTGGCCGGTATAGGTCGCAACAATGTCACAGTTGAAGGCCCAGCAAACGTGAAATCAGTTGTTGGGACCAATCGCACACCATTCACATATGCTTGTACAAAATCTGTCGGGTTGATTACCCCAGAATTACCAAGCATGTCTGGTGCCAAAGTACTAAACACTGTTTGACCAGCCCTTGCTTGATAGTACAACGATGCAACTGCATATTTCACGTTCACGAAGAACGGTTGCCACCAGAAATTAACACCATCAGTTAAATATTCGTAAATACCGTGATTGATTGTGTTATACCACTGGTCCATTACGTTAGGGTTAACCGGCGCACTAGCGCAAATGTAATAACTAATACAAGACGATTTATACACGCTGCAATCACTAGACATAGCAGCCTGTTGAAACGTCTTGGGAATACGCGAAGGCGCACCCAAGGGCTTCCCCATTGGAAGACAGCAGGGATCATATTTCATGCAATCATCTCCCACTATCTCAATTGTGAGAACATCGGTACGAACCGCCCCAGTAGACAAAGTTGCTTGTATTGTTAGATCATAAGTAAGTCCTGCCCACCCACCACTCAAAATAAATGTTAACATTTGAGCCGTGGTAACGGAATTGCTTATAATCAACAAGGGGGTCGATTGAACATCGAGAACGTAAGCAACTTTAGTAACTGTTACTCCGGTAGCAAGATTATGAGAATAATCTAATGTGATCAACGTTTGTGCTGCCGGTGATTTCAAGAACGTACCAATTTTCCCTGTGCTGTCAGGATAAAACTGAGCCGCGTTGCTGAAATTAACTGGTGCGCTGAACGACTTCATGGATATACCCCACAATCCAAGTTTAAATTAACCGGACCAGTCACCGTTAAAGAGTTATTAATTGTCACGGGTACATTAAATATACCACTACTAGCACCACCCTGAAGTTGCCATGAGTTCGTTACACCATTAGATACGTAATCATAAAAAAGCCCATTCGTTGTGTTATACCACATATCAAGTAAATTAGGGTTCTGTGGTGCTATCGGAGCCACGTAAAACTGTACAAAGTTACTCCCAAAAGTATTCATATTAGGTCGTAAAACAGCAACTTGTGCTTTAAGGTCTAATATGGTATCACAGCAATCACAAGGGTCATGCCCGCAACTAGAGCAACCACAGTGTTGATCATAAGGAGCTTCAATACACACTTTTAAAGTATCAGAACGGAGTGTTCCCCCTACACTCGAAAGAGCGTGAATTGATAAACCATATTCAACCCCACCAAACCCACCACTTAATACAAAACTAAGTATGTTACTTTGACCAGCCAAAACAGGTTGACTTATAATCAACGGTGGCTGCGTTTGCATATCCAATAAAAACGATTGGTTCGTCATTGTAAAACCAGAGATACTCGTATAATCAATCGCGATAGTAGATTTTGCTGCCATAGATTTACTAAACGAACCAAGAGGTCCACCGGACCCCTGTGCATAAAAATATGCTTGATTTCTAAAGTTAAAAGGGAAGTTCATGGAACGTACGGCCTCCTATAGTTCCAACCCTGTGGGAAGGCCCATCGTTGCCCACCATACGTAAACATTGCCCGTACCTCAGTACGAGCAAGTCCTATTCCCTCGTTAAATTTGCGCCCATGAAATGATGCACCCTGTTGTGAAGAATATGCTTTACCGGGTTGCTGTTGTAACCGGGAAATAACACCAGATTTTATGTAATCATAATACTTGTCAAGTATCCAATCAGGAACTATGGGTAAACCCTCTTTATCTACTGGGTCAGCTACATTCAACGCGAGTGTTACCACCCAAAACATTGGTGCTTGGGGATTCCAACGTATTCTCATTATGGGGCATTTGGTGCCAGCGTTTAACAACACTGCGTCTCGCGGTACACTAAACAACGGATTAATTGTTTCGTCTTTCCCTTCACCCTCAGTCCATATCGCTAAAAACTGTGGGGGGTCCATTGGCAAGTAACGTGGCGGCAGAGGGGGGGCTGTTCGTGGCTGCGCTACATTCATCAATCGGTTGACGACCACATTTTGACACGTATCAAGCATGTAATCGTTACTCTCGGGAACAATCCCCACGACTGTTTCAAACAGCCATGAGTTACTTCTAGCGAAGAACTCTTTGATGGCGTCAAACAGACACATGTTAATCATACCATCGAGCGCACCAGGACACGTTATCCTGGTTGCGTCAATGATACGAATTTGTGTCGCAGTTGCCAATTACGCCACCAAACTCGTTAAAGCCCCAACGAACTTCTGCGAGAACATTTGCGCCCTCACGTCTTGCGTGTCGTCTACGTCCCAAGCCTGCAATAAGCCAGCCATATACCAAATCGTAGGTTGATAATAAGTACGAGGGATCGGCACCACATCTGTAGTTCTCGTACTTGTAAACAACCCTGGCACTAAGTCGTCAGGATATGATTTTCGGGGAAGCGGGTGTTGATATTTATACTCTAAGAACAAATCCGGGCGTAAACGTGAGATTTCAGCGACCGCAGTATTCAGTGCAAACACGATGTCAGCGTCTGCATACCGATAGGGAGGCCCAATCAAGTCCTGCAAAAATGACCTAGTATTTGCTAGGTAATCACTGACTTGAAAGTACTGCGTCATGTTTACCTTACTTGTTTTATACTACTCTAAGAGTAGGTGGGGGACTGCCCCCACCCAAGGTATCCGTATGGGGAGGCTTACGGACCTGCTTGAACCACGATTGCTTCGGCAAGCGCAACAACCCCCAGGGGAGGGGCAGGAAGGCCCATTCTGCCGTAAACTTGCAGTCCACGCAAGATTTGACCGAACGTACGTTCAGAACGAAGTGTCTCCACGTTTGTGAGTTGTGATGCAAACGTTAAGCCGTGGGCATGACCGGCGTAGATCACCCACTCTGTAGGAGCCAGTCCAGCAGAACCAGCAGGGCCGCTAGGAAGAAGGTTAGACGAATAGATCGTAAAACGATCCACCTGACCAAACCGGCCATTGCGAAGAATACTGATCTGATCACCTGACAAGAACACTTCACGCAATTCTGAACGTTTGATCTGGAACGCAGCCCAGGTGGGCATAACAACCCAGCGCCCAGTTTCAGGGATATTTTGCTCGTCAAGTGCTTGCCCCAGCCTCAACAACAAGTCGATCATCTCGACTTGACCAACTGCCGGGTTGCGACCGACGGTGCCAACAGGCGTGCCGGTTACTCCCAGATTAATGTTGCCGGAAATAATACCAGCAGCGATACCACGATTGTTCGAATCTGCCCATGGAGTGCCACCGGCGTTACCCGAGTGCATCCAGTTAAGCACGTCAGTATCGACCGCGATTTTCATTTGTTCAGACGCGTCGTCCGCCCACAACGAGAGATTGTTGATGTCGGATTGTTTCTCGATCACATCGTCAAGGATGGTCGCGAAATACTTGCCTTGATCGATGGTGAGTTCCGTCTGACCACCAACAGGACGCTGAAGCGTCAAATCACCGCCAATCAGGTAATCATTGATGGTGATAGTTGGTTTGGTACGAATACGAACACGGTCGCCGTAAGATTTGATCTCGCCTTCGTAGTCGGTATTTGTGATCGCCGCTAAAACCGTGGCGGCGTAGAACTTTTCAATGAGCTTGCCGGACCAAATTTCAGGAACAAAACCAGCAGCTACATAGTCGGGATTAATCGAACCAGCAGGATAAAGTGGCGGTTGTGTTGCGCCACTAGCAAGACCGAGAGCCATAGTTCTTCTCCGTTAAGCCAAGTAATTCACACAACTTTAGGAAGTGTGAACCACGATTAAACTTAGCGGCGAATGCGTCCTTCTCTCGATGCTTCACTGATTTGGGCTTCTACTTGGGCTTGAAGTTCTTCATGGCCCTTGTATTTACCCTTAGTGACGTCCGAGTAGAATTGCGCAATCTCCGCACCCGTTATTATAGGCTTATCGGGGGGAGCTTGTGTCTGCCCCGGACGCGCTCGGCCTGGTGCCGCAAGACTTGCAAGATCGACCGCCGGGGTGGTTGCAGGATTACTCCGAGAGTGGGCCACATTCGCGAATTGTGTACCACTCTCAGGGCTTTCTGCCCCGTTGCCCGGCGATGATCTTCCAGTCTGTACGGGACTCGAAGCCGCCAACTGTTCCGCCTGATACCTCTTAAACGTTGCTACTACGCGAGACGCTTCTCCTTGTTCGAAAGCATGTTGCAAGATATTCTTTCGCTGAAGCCCAGTCATAGGGTCAATCTGACCCAACCAATTTAAAAACTCAGGATCACGATTTATCGTAGCATCCCAATCAGCACCAAATTCACTCTCAAGCCGCTGATAGACTTGTCCGCGTGCATCCAACGCAACATGACTCTGAACATTACCCAATGATTGACGAACCGCGCCAATCTCGTTGCGCACAGGTGCCAATTCTTGTTCTGCCACTTCTTTAGCGGCACGGCGAGCCATATCGATTAACTCAACACTCCATTCTTTCTCGTCTTGGGGAGTGATATACTTTCGTGGTGCAATGGGTGTATTAAATGTTACGTCGCCTCGACCAACTTGATTGTTGGGAGGCGATTGAACAGTTGCAAGTAGTCGCTGCATTTCATTGACGCGACTAACAAGGTTTTGGTTTTCTTTCTGTGATTTCTCGTAACGCCCGACCATTGCTCGGAATTCATCTTCAGAATATTGTTTGGCTTGCCCGTTACTCTGGGGAGTAGGTTGAGGGGTAGGTTGGGGAGTAGGAGCAGGAGCCGGTTGTCTTGTCGCTAGTAAAGGGTTGGTCTGTGGGCGTTCAGCGACAGGGGGTGTAGGAGAGTTCACGTCAGCGAATGACATTTGAACATTAGATTGAGGCTGACTTTGTGTGTTAACACGTTGCTGTTCAGCTAATTCGTTCGCCCGTGCCGCTGCCCGCATAACGGCTTCTGGCAGCCTAACGCCAGGGTCAGGAGTTTTTGTCGGTTTTGTTTGAACGTTGTCAGCCATTTTGCTTTCTTATTTTCTCGTACGCCTCATCTAACCCACGCATCAGCGAAATAAACTCTAATGCTTGTCTAGCCATACCGACTGTAACATGCAACTCCGAAGTTGGAGCACTGACCCCACGCTCTATCCGGTGTCGAGTATAAAGGTCTAATGCGGTTAAAAACTTTTGCCATTGTTCCACGTTCAACTTTGATAGAGTGTACGCTTCTTTAATTAAAAAACCTTCTGTCGCGTGCAAGTTACATTACCCGATGGGGACGAGAGACATTCGTGAACGGCGGTCCACTGGTGTCGGGTTTAATTACCAAACCTTCATCCTCTCGATTGTTCTTGAGTGACTCCTTGCAGTAGTCGCGTTCATGGAGACGCTTGTCACGCGATCCATCAACACATTCAGCGAATGCCCCCAATGTAGAAAGCTCTTGGTAACATCCACCGCTGTCCGGGCATTCATGTTTATCGAAATCATCTTCCGGTTTGTCGTACCATCGTGGCTTCGAATCACCCTTTTTAATTCGATCCATTTTAGTAAACCTTCTCTTTTGGTACGTCATAAGCTATTGACGAGTCCTGTGTTTGGAGTTCATCAATAATCGCGTTCATTTTATCACCATAGTACCCTGCATATGAAATAATCGAACCATAATCGCATTGTTCGTAAACTCTTGGAATTAATCGAGGTGACAACCCTAACCTGTTCACAACAAGTGTTTGCCAGTCGGCAACTTTCCGCATGGCATCGGCGACTTCAGCCAAGTCAACACGCGTAAAAGGCCGTACTTCATCCGGCAGGATGAGGCCGTTGTCCGTAGCCAATTCGATGATCTTTTCCACAAGTATATTCACGACGTTGGTCGTGTTCGTGACATCGAACTGGTAGGGTATATTTGTATGCGCAACCACCACTTTACTCTCATAGTATTATGTTCAAGCAGCAGATATACCTACATTCACCGCTGGACTGGTGCCACCTGCATTGGTAGCTTCGACCATTATGTTCGTCATTCCCGCCGCAATCCCTGCCGCACCCAACGCCGTCACCGTAAGCTGTCCAGCATTGCTAATGGCGAAAAAAGTATTAGGGGGATTGATGGCAAAAGCTGTTGGACTGTTACTAGCGGCTACCGAACCAATAATCTGGTTCGTTGCTACCGGCAGAGTGATGTTGAAAGTTTGTCCAGGTGTCACTACTGGCGTAGCAGGTGGTGCAGGTGCCATAGCTGAAAGCGCATTCAGCGCAGCCTGAAACCCGGTATAGTCGAGATTGGTGAGCGGGGCTTCTCCCATAAACACCCGAAGGTTATTTATGTATTGGAGGCACAAAAACTCTCCCGGTGACGCCCACGGAGCAGGCATAAGGTTAGCAGGAGCCCCCAACGCCGTACCTACGGCGATGATTGCAGCAACCCGTCCACTATAGTCGATATCGACGTAGGTTATGGACATGAGCGTTATCCTTTATGCGTTTCGCGTGTTCGCGTAAACGCTCACCCGACTTGCGATTCCTTCCCGCTTACTCCGGGAGTTTTCTGGCCAGCCGAGCCCTTCCCAAACATATGTTGGGAACCACCCTTGGCCCATTCACCGCCGCCAAGGTCATTACTCTCCTTACCAGAGATCGCTGCTTTGGCCGGACCAGCAGAGCCCTTGCCAAACATTTTCGTCTTACCCCCATGGGCAAAAAACCCAGGGTCTTCAGACTTCTTTATGACTTTGGCCATTTCGTTTTCACCTTGCTCAGTTTGGGAACTTTCTTTGGAACTGTCGGAAGCGGGTCGTGCTTGTGCGGTGCTTTGGTTTTAAGGTTTTGCGTTGTAACCCCAGGCACCGCTTTTGCCACTTAAGTCGCCTTCTTGTGCATTGGGACTCGACCCTTTGCGTTGGAAGTCTTGGACGAAATAGGGTCAAGGCCGCCACCCTTCACCTTGCCACGGTGTCCGCTGGCATGGACAGTCATGCCCTTCTCAGCGGGCCACTCTTTCCCTTTCATGCCGTGTGTCGTGCGGCCAGCAACCTTTGCCATTTAGCTCTCCTATTTCTTTTCGTGGCGGCGGTCTTTTTTCTCCCGCATTTCTTCTTTTTTCTCTTTCCCTACATGGCCGCCCTTTTTAAACCCCCCAATCCCACTGGCACCGCCAGGAGCCATGCCAGCACCGGGTGCAGCCCTCCTACCCATTGCACCTGGACCAGTTGGCATACCACCAGGACTACCAGGGGCAGGAGGCGTGCCCATCATCGTGGTCCTGGGGATGTTGGGCTTCTTACCCCCACCCCCCATCGCCCTTGATCCTGCCCCTAACATCCCAGTTCGCTTTGGCATTATCGCTCTCCTGTTACTCCAGTAGTAACGTTCGTCTGCGCTTGCGCTAGGACGAACCACTAAAAAGTAAAAACCCTACCTTCTGGGTTTTGTATCGGGGTGTTGGGGATGTCTTTCTTGGGCTCGTCTCTCCTGATCTCTAGTATAGTTTTCTTCCCAAGCCGTAAACGCCTGCAAAAGTGTTTCCACTTCTGTAGCAAGCGATTCCAGTCTTGCTTTCATGTCAGTCAGCGTTTGTCGCGCTTGTGCTTCAACCCGTTCACTCTCCATACGAAGTTCTTCACTAGTAGCCATTGTAGTCGCTCCTACTCTCCTGGACTAGCTTGAGGCGTAGTCATGCCTTGAACGTTTGGACCTGTACCCGCTGGCGGCCCTGCCGCTGCTGGGTGTTGTGTGTTTAGCTGTGGACCGCCTTGAGCGGGTCGAGGTGCTTGTTGCCCCTGAGCCTGTCTAGCGTTTTGGGCGTGTTGTCCAGCAAGTTGGGTGTTTCCAGAAGCCTGTTGCCCCTGTGCTGCACCCGCCGCTGCCGCTTGTTGCATCTTTTGCTGATCGTCAAGCTCTTCTTCGGACGGAACAATATCAGCACCGGGAATGTTGAGATGATCGGCGACCTGTTTAAGAACAATGGCACGACCTTTGGGTCCGATGATTTGCATATCAATCGGGTTGGCGGTGATTTGCAGAAACTCAAGCTCGCGCTGAATTTGGGCCTCTTTCGCCATCGCAACGTTGACACCCAATATTCTAACTTCCTCTTGCCCATCAAGTAACCCCGAAGTATCAGTGAGCATAATCATATCTAAAAGGTTTGTTAGTAAGCCCTCAACCACATCCCGATCAATATTCGACGCTACCGTTTGAAGAATCTTTGCAGCGTTCTGCATCAACATCGCCAACCCAGAAGCTGTGCGACCGGTCGGCCCTGCCCCTGGCATACCTTGCACAAACTTTGGTATAGCGGACATCTCGTCGGCCAATGTACTAAAAGCTGTGTAAACCGACATTAACTCTTGAGAGTTAGCCTGGGGTTGCCAGAACGTGATCGCCGCCTGAGTGTTATTACCAAATGGATCAGACTTGACATGCCAACGTTTCCATGGATATAAGTCTTCACCATCCTCCCCGTCTGCGAGTCGGTCGTCACTGACGACAACTTGAGGTCCGCTTGCAATACTAAGATTATTAACAAGTGCTCGTAAAGTGGCATTCGCCACGGTACTAATATCAGCGAGTAAGTCTGGGAGTCCGTTCCCAACGACAGTGCCCGGAACTTTTTCAAAAGAGGTAACGTAATATTGATGACGTTTCCTCGGCGACGGGGAAAGTTGAACTTTGATAACATAGCGCCCTATCAGCCAAGCTTCAATGAAATAATCACGCGTCGCATCGCTAATCATCGCTGGAGGCAAACCTGCGTCAAGCAAACTTTTACCTTGTGCCCAACCACTAAATTGGAGACATGCAATAAGTCCACTCTGATTAAACCTGGGATTTTCTCGCGACTCCAAAATGGCCCGCTCGGCATCGGTTTGATCCCAGTTGTCAACCAGTCCACCACGTCCATAGTCGTCCAAGACAGCCCGTACTGCTGCTTGATCATAACCCGGCAGGTCGAGGAGGTCATTGAGTTCTTTCCGGGTTAACCTAGAGCGCTCAATGATATTGGCGTCGCCAATATCCGCAACCCCAGGTGTCCAGTAGATATCAAAGGGGCTGACACGCTCCCAACATAAAATAGGTTTTTGTGTAGTTTGTGCAGTACTCTTAAGAGTAACTGGGTCGCGCTGCCAGTCAACACTGGTCTTAATTCTTACTACCGGACCTTTAATTACCGCATAAGGAAATATAGGTAAATCAACGAGGAATTCAGCAAAAGCAGTATAGAAGCCACCTTGAGCAAGTATCTCCTGTATTTTATCTTCTGCAATTTTTGCTTTCTTAGCAGCGTTACGCTTTGCTGCATCTCGCGCAGCAGTCTCAAGTTCGGTGAATCTATCGCGTATCGCGTTTGCATCAGGTAAGGGTTGGGGAGGCGGTGGAGCTTGGGGCGCTTGCGCATGGGCTACTGCTGGTTGGTTTGCATTCTGCTCATGCATTGCACTAAGGCCGCTCAAGTGAGCGGCTTGTAACTGCGTCGCATCTTGATGGGCTTTTACCGCGCCTTGTATTTCGCTTTTAACAAGTTGCTGGATCGCGCTCATTATCTCGGGTGGAACCTGGGGATCAGGCGAAGGCTCTAACCCCCAGGGACGTTCAGCCCCCAAATAAACATCCCTTAATAACGAAGTTGTCCCTCGCGCTTTCATTGCGATTATGCGAGCATAAACTTGGCTCCCACCAAACTTTTTGATTTGTTCTATTACGTCGTTCTCGTACACACCATTAAAGGCGCGAAGCGCCATCAACAATCTGTGCGACCAACCGGCAGAGGTGTTGTCCCTGTGCCGACGCATCAAGATAAACTGGTCAGTGATAAAACCGGCTAACCCAGTAAGCTCTGAAGCAGGGGGAAGTTGGCTCTGAGCCCGGACAGCGTTCTCTCGCTGTACTTGCTGGGTTGTATCGGCCCCGCCGACGACCCTTAAGACCCCAGTTGGCACCAGATCATTCTTTACTCTTGGAGTATCTTTTAGTGGTTCGCGCTTCCTACAGTCGCGCTCACTCACTAATTGGGCGTTTTGAGATAGCGCTCGATATTTATCGAGTAAAGAAGCGGGGACCACTCATGGGAGTAACTACATGGGTGGTCCCCATTTATTTTAGGGTGGAGAGCAAATCCGCCTTAAAATCGACACAATTGTGCGGGATAATTGTGGCGAAAATAAGGCAGAAATGTGGCAGAAATAAGGTATTTTTATGACCCTCAGTGAAATAAAAATACGTAATCTGATCAACGAATTGGCGAAAGATATCCTTGAAGAGGATGAAATATTAAAACTCACGGGAGTAACTCAAGAAGAATATGATTACCTTAAAACAATACCTAGCTTTAACGCGGCACTGACGGCGCGCAAAGTTGAGTGGAGGGGGGCAGATAACACCCCCAAACGCGTTAAAGCAAATGCAGCAGCAATAGTTGAAGAATTAATGATACATATTTTTAGAGCGGCAAGAGACAGTAGCGACGCGCCTCTTAGCGCGAAAGTTAGAGCCTTAGCTGAGTTAGCCAGAATAGCCGGGCTAGGCGCACTGGAACCAGCAGCGGGATCACTAGGTGGCGGGTCAATGGGTAATGTTTTTAATTTGAACATTACATACTCTGATGGCGCTCAAGATAATATTTCTATTGGCGCTCCCATGATCGAAGGTGAACTTTACTCTGAGGGTAATATTTTTGGTGAAGTGTCTTCGGTCTTCGTTAATGACGAGTTTGAGGAACTTTGAGTATTAGAAGGGGGAGTTAGAGCACCCGCTGAACGCTTGGCTGTTTGTAAGTCTTTGTAGGTGCCAACACGATTTATTACAAGGGTCTGCATACCATCTTCTTTAAGAGATGTTGTCCAAGTACGCTTTGTTACAACCCATCGCCTCTTTGGATCATCATAGTCACATGTGGCCACGTAGGCGCTTTGCTCATCAGGTGCCACGGCGATCCATAGTCGCTTGTTATCATGGACCCCGTAGTATCTCCAAGTGTTACCCCCAATAGTAACCGCATTCCCTGCCGCTATTTGAACAAGTTCTTCCTCGTTTATTTCGTGTTCATTCTCAATGAGTTGTGCAATTTCTTGTACCTCCCATTGGTTCATAAACGTACCAGCACTATCTTTAGTTGGTTCGCCTTGTTTTTCACGCCAAGCTAGCCGCCAACCTATTATCCCATGTCTATCCTCTTCACCAATAATATGATACTTGCGTACACCATCAACACTTCGTGCGAAAAGATTATGTTTGCTCCTACGCACCCATTGTAGCTCCTGTGCGCTCTTTGGTGTTTCTTCAATTGTTACTTTCATGATCTTTCTTTCTTAGTGGGTGCAGCGCTTTGCGCGCGCCATTGGCCCCGAAGGGGTTAACGTGTTAAGTCCACGCTCTAGAGTCAAAAGCTGCACGACGGGGTTTGATGTCACGCGCCCGCTTGGTCTGGGAGTAAGCTTGCGAATACGCCTCAGTGCTCCCTGCCGTCATGCACGCATATTGCAGCGCGTCCTGAACGTGCGACCAAGGCGTATCTTTTTCCGGCAGGGGACGGTCCACGTCATTCTTATTACGGGGGAACCGGTAGGCCCCATGTAGTCCTTCTACAAGTACAGGGCACTCACCCTCGTCAATGAGTATTTTCCCTTCACCCCGCACGTTCCCCAAAAAGAAATTCTCTACGGCGGCAAGACGGCGATAAATGTCATTGGAGGGTGCAGGGACTGCGGGTAGACCTTTTGAGTGTAAAAGGTTGAACTCATTCAACTCAAACAAACTACTACGCGCAATCCCCGCTGGGTCGCCTACGACGACGAATCGTCTTCCTGCGAAGCGCGGCGTTGCCAAAACGGGCTTAAGTCTTTCCTCAATGTGTTGGTTAAGTCCAATGGAGGTAGACGGGACTTCCTTGAGTACGAGTAATTGGCCTCGATTAGAAAGCTGTGTAATGACTGCCCCAGGATTTCGTCCAAAGTCTTGCCCGATAATAAGCATTCGGTCATCAACAGGAACAAGACTTGCTCTAACGTGGAACTCATATTTGAAGCTTTCTCCAAACACTGCTGAACCACCCGGATCGCGTCCAAACTCTGCATCAACGTATCGACGTACGTAATCAGTGGTTCCTGTTGCAACGAGTCGTTCATAATATTTCCTTCCTTGCTCTCTACGCCGTGGGTCTGACTCTGGGAGTAACACCGTATCAGGTGTCTGTTCGAGATGCTCTAAGTTTTCTGCATCAGCATGTCGCCCTCCTGGTTGCCGAAATATCTCCCATTCAGGGATTTCGCCTATGAGCCCCTTTTTGATGAACCTTGCCCAGGGCGACTGCTCGACTGGCATGTTCGTGTCACAGATGATCCCCTTCCACGTTGGCACACCAAGTTCTTCATTAGGGTATCGTCCACAACGTCCTGCAATGTCACTAAGGAGATCAAGGTCGATTTCAATACACTCGTTTACATAAGCGGCAGTGAGATTGGTTGAGAGAAGTCGTTTTTTATCTTCAGGTTCGTCAAGGGGGACAAATAACCACTCACTATGTACATCGCCCTCCCTAAAGTATAAAGTACTTTCAGACACCCGCCAATCAGCGATAAGGGCGTAACGCGATAGAGCGTCCTTAAGTACTGTGTCTTTTAATTGTTTTAGTGTCTGTCGTATAATCGCATAACGGGTAAACCTTCTTGGGTTATTGGGACGTATCGGGTCTTCAAACGCTGCCATCTGTTCTTTCATTCTTCGGGTTAAGTCTACCAATGCACCCGTAGTTTTACCGGACCCAACGGGGCCACAAAGAAGACGCCCAAAACAATTTGATTGCATGAACCGTGTTATTGTGGGTGGAGCTTTATAATTAAAACTCCTGGTGACTCCCATATATTGGTGGGGGCGCATGGTTGATTGTTACTCCTGTAGTAAGGGTGAAAATAAATCCTTGACAAATCTTTACAGCGTGTCAGTATAACCCGATTATTAGTATAGCATACAACCTGACCCCTGTCAAGCAACCACAGGTTGTATTTAATAATGATCACGTTTTTAGTGAGGTTTTCTGAAAAACATTAAACGTGTTTAACATGTAGTACATTTCCTGATTATCAGGAAATGTGTCTGATACCCGGATCAAGTCCGGGCACTAAAGGCTTAATACAGGAGTAGGAAAGATGGTTGATAATGCGGCAGTGAGGGCTAAGAGAGCAGAAGACGCTAAAAAGTATTATAAGGAGCTAAGTGATATCGCTTTCCAATATGAAGTGTGGAACGCGACCGTTGACCAGCGTTTGGAAGAACTTGAAAAGCGGGAGAAGGCGGCAGTGGAGCTTTTGAAGGAGTTAAGGGAGAAGATTGGGGAGGCAGCGGAGGGGGCGAAGGAATTAAAGGAGATTGGATTAGAGCTTAGGGGTTTTCACGTTAAAATGACGGCAGAGATGAGTGGGGTGAGTGAGAGGGTGCAGGCGCTGGTGAATGTGCTTAGACGGTTGGAGGAAAGAGTGGGGGTGTTGGAAGGTAAGGAGGTTTGATATGTGGGTAATCTTGGGATGGATAGCGCTTGGTGGTTTTATTGTTTTCTTGATTTTCGTGGCACTTTATATTAGTTTTGCTAAAAGGGTACGATGGTGAATGGCTGGGTTGATTTTTGGGTCTTAGGTATTTTCAAAGTACCTAAACGCGGCCAGGCTTACCCCTGGCCTTGTCCATCATGGGGCGCCGGATGTCCAAAGCTCTGAGCCTTACTCCCAAAAGTATTCCCCGTGGATAGGCTAGGAAGATGAAAGGAGGTAATCGGGCAGTCGAATGTTGCGGGAGTTGCCTTTCCCGTCGGTGGGATATCATGGTCTGACGTGTCCCGTCGTTAATCCAGCGGACCCGCGTTCAAGGGCGATATGGCGAAGCCCGCGCGTTACGGCCTACTTGGCGCACAGTTGCGTCCGTGCCTGATACCCTCACAGGTGATACCCGCGTGTACGCGGCCCTCCCTGCTATTCAAGAGGGTTACTCTTAGAGTAAGTTCTAAGAGACGGTTCACGGTTCAATGCCTAAACCGTGACAAGCTAATAACTTCCTATTGTGGAGTTGGCGGGGACTAGCAATCCCCGCAAGCTTGTTTTACGTTATTACCCCAATGACAAGTCCAATATATTGGACTTGTTTACTACAGGAGTAAAAAATGTTCCAATACAAAAAAATTGGCGGGTTACATTTCGTCCGTATCGGGCGATTTGGCTTTTCGTTCTTTATCTCACGCAAACGAAAGGTTCACTAATATGTCATCCAGCGCCAATCGCGCACTTGCGCCAAAACACGAAAAACTCAAATCCCAATGTATAACACAAAAACCCTACCTGCGTGCTAACCAAATCGCGTTCAAAAAACAAGTTCAACTCGACCGGCCAATGCTTTCTGCCGCAAGGCAGGAACAGCGCAATCGTTTTCGTAAACATTTCTGATTTACAGAAATCGTGCTATACTCTTCTGGTTAGCAAAATGAACACAATCATACAAACTAGTTCCTCCCCGTAACCCATTGATATCATTGATAAATCTACATAAAGTATTACTTTTAAAGTTGCGCCTAAGTAACGGCAGTGAAAAGAAAGTTTATTCTAATAATACTTATTAAATATGATTTTATATATATATATACCCTATAGTAAAATTTTTCCTTGCTCTTACGCGCATACGCTACGCGTGAGCGCATCCGACCCCTACCCTGTTTTGGGCACAACATGTTTATTTTTTTTTGCCAAAAAACATAATAAAAACAAATACATAAATGAACACAACATGTTTCATAATCGTTAAAAGTGTACAACCGAAATAATCAAAACTCAGGTTGTATGGCGATTAAGGCGACATCATTTACTGATTTTCCGAAAATGTTACATGTTAACACTGTAGACAAATTTATTTGCGGCAACCCTCACTCTGCCGCTATTAGCCTATTGACAAATCTTACTACAGGAGTAAAATAGGCAACGGGTATCAGGCAATCACGCCAAACCCAACACGGAGAGTAAACCAAATGGCAATTCGACCCCTAAAACTTAAGGATGCCGACGCACAAGCGCTCGACGATATTGCGTCCGCACCGACAGTTCCAGTAAACGCTGGCGGCATTCCAGTCACTCCCACCCCTGCCGCACAAGCACCGGTCAAGCCAACGCAAAATCAGGTGCCCCCAAACCGCTCACAAGACAAGAAAGCGTTGCTTGCCGAGGCGCGAAAGTTCGGTGAACAGGACGGAGCGGGCAAGCGATCGCACGTTTCGTTTGCACGCGTGCTTGTTCGGGGTGGTGCTGATGGCACAATCACCGCGACCGGCAAGTCTCAGGACGCTTCAGACTTCTATACAGCCTTCATGGAGTCCAGCCAGAAAGCGTCAACTGGCGTCACGGGCGCCGAAAAGAACTCCACTTCTGCCCAACTAAGCAAGGTGCGTGCGTTCATTCGCCTTGGTACGAAGTATGAAGACGAGGCATTGAAGGTTTTTGATGACGCCAAAGATCTTCATGCGGAGTTGGTTAAGTCCGAGGAGTACGGCCCGCATGTGAAGTATCGGTCTACGTATACTTCGCTGTACGCTATCGCGGTCGCACAGTGCAAGCCTGAACAGCAGGGCGTTGCTCTCACTGCCGATCAAATGAAAGAACTAATGCTCGACTACAAGTTGGAAAAGGTTACTACGGGAGCAACAGTTCTTATTCAAGCGCTCAACTTGGTTGAGAGTGCTATGCGCGGCAAGGCGGAGACGTCTACACATATGGCGCGCGATCCAATCACGCACGATGCGTTGCCGAACATTGTGGATGCGTTGCGCACAGTGATCGCGGAGAACGATCTCGAAGCGCTCAACCAACGCGATGCCGACATCGAAGCAATTCGCCAGAAGAAACTCGATGCAGCGGCAAAGAAGGCGCAAGCTGCTGCCGACAAGGCGGCGAAGGATCGTGAGAAGGCAATCCAAGACGCCGAGAACGGCGAACAAGTTGAAGGTGACGACGCTGAAGCCTTCGAAGACGAAGAGGTGATTGAAGAGGAAGGCGAGACTGAATAACCTTCTCTTACTCTTAGAGTAAACAATCCCCTCACTGCCGCAAGGTAGTGGGGGGTTTTTTTATGGGGGTCGCTATGAAAACATATAGCACTCGCGCCTATCGCAATCAACGTATGACCAAACAACCAATTGATTTACCTTTGTTTGTTGCTCGAATTAAAAAAATTAATCTTGACAAGAACTATTGCGTTACACTGACAGACGCTTACAAGCGCAGATACAAACAATTTTGGGGTAAGGGTCTGCCAGTCTATCGCTACGACCTGATAACTGAAAGCCATAGAGTTATCAGCACAGAACATATCAGGTCATACAAGCGTGACTTGCTGGCGAACATAAAGAAATACTGGACGACAGTGCAAGGAGTGAAAGACTTATGACACGCAACTATCATTTTTTTGCGCTCGCTTTTTGCGCGTGTACAGTGTATCACCATGACGCGTACATACGTGTATGCAAACTCTCCCTGCCGCCCACAACGTGCGCTAACATGTGGGATGGGCTTGTATCTCACCCCGTAAGTGGTCAGACGTGTACACCGACCAACAATGGTACAACGATAACTTGCACACTTACTACGGGAGTAAAATAAACGGTTTGCTTGACGTTCCAGCGTCACGTCCTGGCGTATGCAGTCTCCCCGTAAGGAGCATACGAAAGTCAAGCAATGGTGGGGGAGGGTGAAGCGCGTGCGATCTCTCCCCCATTCTCTTTTACTATGGGAGTAAAACATGCGACGCATTCTTCTCACTGCCGCTATCGTGTTCACCTTCACACCTGTACATGCTGGCGACTTATCCGATAGCATTGACAGGCTCAACGAAACATTTCAGGAAATGCAGACTGAACAAATGCTTCGTAATAGTGAGCAAGCACGACAGCGACGGGAAGAACGTGATGACGCTGACCGTCTTTATTTCCAGCGACAGCTAGATGCTGATCGGCGTTATCTCGAACAGCAGATGAACTGCATCCAATTTCCTACGTCCTGCCGCCAGTAAATACAACCATAGGTTGCTTGACAGCAGTCAGGTTGTAGTGTATACTTACTCTTATAGTAAGAAACCAAAAGGAGAGCAAACCAATGGCACTGACACTGAACGAAATCGCCGAGCGCATCCCTGAATGGTACTTGGCTTCCAGCCAGCCCGATGGCCCCTCAATTCACCTTGAGTCTCCTGCCGGTCGCGGCAAGACGACTATAATGAACCAGTCGCCTGCAATCCTTAAGACGATTGATCCCGATGGTGACTATGGGTTCGTGTATATCAACGGACTAACCGTCACTCTGCCGTGGCTATGTGGGTTTATGGAGATGAATGTTGACGGCACTCTCCAAAAGAAAGTCAGTCACTTCTCTCTGCCGTATTGGTGGATCACGCGTGAAGGCCGACCGATTGACTCTTACTCTGGGGGTATTATCTTTATCGACGAAGAAGATAAGATGAACCCCGAGGAGCGCAAGCTCACACGCGATATGAAGCTACTCAAGCGAGTTGGCACGCATTGGTTGCCGCCCGGCTGGGTCGTGTGGAGTGCTGGCAATCCTTTGGGTTCACGCAATGGTGGCACGAAAACGTTTGACTTTATTATCAACTCGCAGATATTGGTCACAGTCAGAGACAGCAGTGAAGCGTGGGTTGACTGGGCACGTACACACAAAGTATTGCCAGAGATTATTGCGTTTGGCGAAACGTTCCCGCATATATTGTTTCAGGAGGCACCAGCAATCCAAGGACCATACTGCACTCCTAGGTCACTGGCACAAGCGAACACCTACTTGAAAGCCAGAATGTTTCTTTACTCTCTGAGTAAGATACCACTCGACGTGGGAACACAATCACTCATTGCTGGTGGGATTGGCAAGGAGAACGCCGAGCAACTGTTCATGCACTTCCGCATGGCGCAAGAGCTTCCATCCTACGAAGAATGTATCGCCAATCCCGGAACAGTGTCCATCCCATTGGAGCCAGATCGTTTGCGCTTGCTGGGATACAAGCTGGCTGACTGGGCCAAGCCCCATGATGCGGCAGCGCTGGCGACACTCATGTCCCGTCTGCCGAACGAGTTCCAGTTCATGATGGTGAAGATGATACGGGACCGTAACGTGGGCGTGTTGGTTATGCCCGAGTTCAAAGCATGGACAAAAGCGAATGCCAATCTCATCGCAATTGTGGAAGGATATGATCGAGACCACAAGAGAGAAGCTGCATAGAATGTATATGCAAGGGAATGGTCCAGAGCTAGAGGCTTTACTCAAGCACATAGCCAAAGAAGTGTGGCGGAGGCTGGAGCAAGACCGAGCCAAGGAAGAAGGAAGGAGAGCAACCATGCGTGTACACTTTACCATCCATGTCAGAGCCGACATACCTACACATGACCCTGCTATGCGCGGGGTATACACAGAGGTGCTACGCAGCAGTGCGACAGACTTATACGCACAACTCGCTATGCTAGCGGAGCGATCACCAACTATCACGGCGTCAATTGTCGATGACAATGTTGGTACTACGAATTTAACTTTGTTCGACCAACGCGTTGACACGTATTACTCTGAGAGTGATGGGAGTGAGGGCTAATGGCAAAGACACCAAAAATTATTCGGGCTCGCGAAATTGACGACCTGGTTCTAGCTAAACGCGAAAAAGAGAGAGGTTATCTCTGGCAAGCTCATTGGAAACCCTATCGTCGCGCCGGATTATGGAAACACGTATTATCCGGCATTGTCGAAACCCAACCAAAAGCACTAAAATTGGTCCGCTTAGAACGGGGAGAGTAACATGGGCGAGATTGGCGCGTTCAAGGTCGAGACTAGCTGTGAGAAGTGGCCCAAGTTACCCATAACGCCACAACAGGCAAAACTATGGATGGAGACGCGTACAGCGCTATTGGTGAACCAGCCCGCCTTTGCCGATGTATGGTTCCGCATGATGCAGGATAAAGATCGTGAGTTGGCATGGTTCACAGACGAAATTCCTATTGCCGCCACTAATGATCAGTTCATGTTTATTAATCCAACAGAATATTTCAAGCATACGTTACAACAGCGGGTGTTTATTGCTTGCCATGAAATCTGTCATGGTATATTCAATCATTGTGGCATGATGTATCGGTTCGCACAACTCGGATACATCCTGTACCCTGATGGCATGAAACTCCCTTATGTTAGCGAAGTCATGCAAGTCGCCGCTGACTGTCTTATCAATGACATGTTGAAGCGCGGCAAGGTGGGGGAAGCGCCAAAGGACTGTTGGCATGAGCCCCAACTAATAACCTACCAAGATGATTTGACCACCGCGTACAGGAAACTATACAAACAAAATAAACCTAACTCTGGGAGTAAGGGTCAGCCCAAGCCATCTGGCAACGGTGGTGGTGATAAGAGCTTCGACGAGCACTTAACACCTGGTAAGGGCACGGGTAAGACGCCAGCACAAGCGCGAGAGGCACGTAACCCGCAAGCCTGGGACAACGCCCTCACTGCCGCTCTTGCCAGTGCGAAGGCGCAAGGCCGATTGCCAGCGGCGCTAGAGCGTGGGCTCTCTAAGTTATTGGAGCCACAAGTTGACTGGCGTGAACACTTGACAGTCACCATGTCACGACGGATGGGCGCTGACTTTAGTACATGGTCTACACTCGACAATGAGTTGATGCTTAGAGGCATAGGCTCACCATCGAAAGTAAAGTATGGCTGCGAGACAATCGTGTTCGTGGTGGATAACTCTGGGAGTATCAACCAGAAAACTATGGACATGTTCTGCACTGAGGGTGTAGGACTCATGGAGCAAGCGCGTCCACGTACATTGGTGTTCATGCAATGTGATGCGGCAGTGAATGAGTATGTTGAGCTTGATACACCCGATGACATGATGCGTAAAATCAAAGGTGGAGGTGGGACTGACTTCTGTCCGGTGTTTGAGCGGGTAGCGCAAGAGGGACTTGAGCCAGAGGTCTTGGTATACCTCACAGACTTAGAGGGTGCATTTCCCCTCCTGCCGCCACCCTACCCAGTCATCTGGTGTACGATTAAGAACCATGACATCCCGTTCGGTGACAAGGTGTTACTCCCGAAACAACTCGACCAAACATAATAGGAGTAATAATGGGTTATGATCCGCCGGGGTGTAACTGGGATGACCCAGACGCCCCACCATTGGAGAGCAAGATGGAAGAATTACCACATAGAAGAACTAAAATTCCAACGGTCGCGCAAGTGAAAGCGCACGATCTTATTAAAAATAAGCTCCGCGAAATAGCGATTGATACGTTGTACACGTTATCAACGCCAATGGCCCAACAGGAGTTGTATTACGACTTGATACCCCCAGGTGACTACCAGACAATGACTGATGCATCATTGTTGATGCCGAGAGTTTCTAATTGGTCAACTGATAATCTTCATATATTTACTGGGTTTCTTAATCAGCGAGTTGAGTATTCCTTAAACTATAAATCTACTGTTGACCAAACTCATACTTATTGGTTGTGGCCAAGGTACATAAACAATATTACTATCGAGAGTAAACTTGGGAAGAAGTTAGTCCCACTAGTTGACATTGCTATACAGTGGTCAACAACTCTTGAATTGTTTAGTATGTTTCTTAGGAATGGTATTCCAGTTCCATTGACTGTTCACATGCTCTCATGGTTACGCGCCATCGTGCCATCACTTTATAGCGACTCAAATGATCCATTAGTATTCAGGGCGTTAAAAGAATACGTTGAAGCAAAACCCCCACGCTATGTTCCAGGTGTATCAAAATGGTTCAAAGGTATCTGTGGGTATGGCACAGAACTAATTGCTTTCTATCGTATAATAAAAGACAAACCTAAACCACCTGTACCTGATGACAGTGTTACAATCGTCCCTGTACTAACCAACGAATTACTTGAAGATGGATTAACAGATCACTTCAACGAGTTCTATCACGCATATCAAAGAGAGAAAGCCCAACGTAGGTTGAAGGCAACTATCACGGGCCAAACTTTGCACGCGCAATGGCACCAAACTAACAACCCATGGGACGACATATGGCAAGATATAATAACGCCAATAACACAATAAGAGTAACACAATGAAAATGATCTATGGCGACTTTGAGTCGTATTATGACAAATACTATACGCTTAAACTCATGACGCCATATGAGTATATTCTCGACCCGCGTTGGGAGACAATTGGCTGTGGTATTGCCACAAACGAAGGACCGGCCACATTCCTGCCGGGTGACGAAGTGGCAGACTTACTCCGAGAGTATCCACGACCATGGGCGTTTGTTTCGTATAACGCTTTGTTTGATGCAAGTATATTGGCGTTTAGGTATGGCATACACCCTGACATGCTAATAGACGCAATGGGTATAGCCCGAGCAGTTTTGTTACACAAAATCAAAAACGGTCGTGTAAACCTTGAAAACGTATCGCAAGTCCTTGGTCTGCCGCCAAAAGGCGCGACTGTTCATAAAGTTATTGGGATGCGACGTAAAGACCTAGAAGCACAACCAGAACTCTGGGAAGAATTCAAACAATACTGTATTACCGATACAGAGAATTGTCGAAGTATTATTAGGCGTCTCGGCAAAAAGTTCCCCAAGGGTGAGCTATGGGTGATGGACGCGATACTTAGAATGTGTACTGCCCCAAACTTTCAGGCAGACTTAACACATTTGCATGAACACTTGAACATTATCTTGCAAGAGAAAAACAGTTTACTCGAAAGAGTTGGTTTGACCCGTGCTGATTTACTTTCAAGCAAGATGTTTGCGGTAGCCCTATGGGGGCTAGGCGTAGACCCGCCCATGAAGAACTCTCTAACCGATCCATCTAAACGCATCTTCGCATTTGCTAAGACTGATGAAGGGTTTCGTGCGTTACAGGAGCATGAGAACCCAGATGTGCAAGCACTCGCAGAAGCGCGTATAGGGATACGGTCTACGTTGGAAGAACGACGTACTCAACGGTTTATTGGCATGGCCGAAGCGGCAGTGAATGGGTTTGACGAACCATGGATGCCCATTGCTCTCAGGTATGGTGGGGCACATACGCACAGGTTCAGCGGTGAGTGGAAGATCAACCAGCAAAATCTACCTTCTCGCAAGTCAAAGAAACTTCGTGAGAGCTTGATAGCCCCACCAGGGTATAAGATTGTAGCTGTAGATGCGTCCCAAATAGAAGCTAGATTAGTTGCATGGTTAGCTGACGAAAGACAATTACTCTCAGAGTTTGCCAAAGGTAGCGATGTTTATTGTTGGTTTGGCAGTGACATGTTCAGGCGTACCATCACGAAAGCGGACAAGCTTGAACGGTTTATTGCCAAGAACACTGTATTGGGTCTAGGCTTCCAGATGGGACCGAACAAGTTTCTCACACAATTGGTGAACCAAGCAGCAGATAACGGTATACCGATAGACGTTTCATTTGCTGACTGTCAATTGTGGGTGCAGTTCTATCGTAATAAGTTCCGCAGTATCGTTAAATACTGGTACGTGTTAGAGCGAGTACTGACAGAGATGATGCCCATAACCCATGGTGGTGTTGGCGGGCCCTTCGTCTGCCGCTTAGGACCGTCACGCATTGAAGGCACAGACGTGGTGTTGCCGAATGGGCTAAGACTTTACTACGATAACATTCGTGACTTTGGCGGCAGGAAGGTGTTCACATATGCTCGGGAGATACGTGAGATATACGGTGGGAAGTTTCTTGAGAACCACGTACAGGCGTTAGATCGTTGTCATGTGATGGACGCAGCCAAGCGGATCGACGACAGATTAAAAGCGATAATGATCAACGACATACGACTTGCGCACCAAGTCCACGACGAGCTAATATACGTTGTGCCAGATGGTCTAGTTACTACGGTAGCAGAAATCGCTCACCAAGAAATGCGTACACCGGCTTGGTGGGGACGTGGTTTGCCACTTGACGCTGAAGTGAAGGTCGGACAAAACTATGGTAATGTGAAGGAAATACAACTCTGAGTTGCTTGACACGAGTCAGGTTGTAGTATATACTGTATACTCAGGAGTAAAAGTCATGAACCTCACCGAAAGAGCGCACACGTTTAGTTCTTTCAAGTTTGTGTCTGTAGATATAGACCAAACAGTCCTAGCGTTGAAGCTGAAAATCCCACCGCGTAGCGCGTTCATCTTGAGTGTCTTACTCCGGGAGTACAATGCAAACTGGTTGGAGTTTCACACGTCAGCCTATCGTCAGCATCTCTTTGTGTTGCGTCGTCAACTTATAAAGATATTTGGCGACAAGTGTATCATCTCTCAAGGCAGGGGCGTTTACTCTATCCCTGACTACATCAAAGAGATCATAAGAGACGAGGTAGTACAATGAATAGGTTCAGCCCACAACAAAAAGGGTTTTCATGGAGCTACACCAAGCTGCGTGATTGGCGTATATGTCCAAAGAAATACTACCAAACAACCATACTTAAAAAGTTTGAACAACCACAGTCAATCGAGTTAAGCGATGGTAACGCCTTGCATGAGGCGTTCAAGCGAAGGGTAGAGCAGGGCTTACCTATGCCCACAGCCTACGTAAATTTCAACGACTGGGGTGATGAAGCGGCAAGTATGAAGGTGCCGGGGCAAACAAACATCTGTGAAAAAGAAATCGCTCTCAGCCGTGAACTAAGACCAGTTGATTACTTTAACCCAAAAGTATGGGTGCGGGTGAAGGTAGATCTTATTAAGTTATACCCTCTCACTCCCTCCACTGCCGCCGCACAGATCGTGGACTATAAAACCGGTAAACCCAAAGACGAGATCATTCAGTTAGCGTTATATGCGCAAGCAATATTTAGTATGTTCCCACAAGTTATAGGGGTGCGGGCTGAATACTGGTGGACAATAATTAAAGACAAGTCCCATGAGTTGTTTAGTCGTAGTGATATGGCAGAACTTTGGGCTGAGTTACTCCCAGAGTTAACAAGGATGGAGGAAGCTACAGCACAGGTAAACTTCCCCGCCAAGAAGAACGGGCTATGTAAAGCCCATTGTCCCGTGCTAGAGTGCGAGCACAACGGAAGAACTTAAACCCCCTTAACAGGAGAGCAAAATGGGGTTCACATACAAAAGTTACAACTTTGTTGACAAAGACCCGATCATCGATGAAGTGCGAACCATGGTCGGGGATAGCGGTGCTTCATACAAGTGGATTGAAAACGAAAGCGGTGTCACTGCCGTAACGTTACGCAAATGGTTTGACGGCGAGACGAGAAAGCCACAAGCGGCCACGCTTAACGCGGTAGCGAGAGCGCTAGGTTACAAACTAGGGTTTGTGCCCAATGGTGTAGCAGTTAAGTTTATACCACCCATGCCCCTGCCGCTCAAACAGCCATCGGCGCGCCACGTAATACAAATGAAGAGGTATCAAAAGCGCAAGTAATTCTGAGAGTAACAGGAGAGCAAACCCATGGTTAAGTACGAGATAAAAATCAGAATAACGCCGGAAGAATTCATGAAGATGACCATGCGTTATCTTCCGTTCGAAATTATTTCGGCAGGAGAGATTGAGGAAACGCCTACGCCTCGTCATGATCCAGCAATCCGTTTTGACAAACGATTTGACTTACCCAAGCCAAAGATCGATAGACCACACAAGAGATATGCAAGACGCCCCCCAACTAGGCCGATGCGATTGGACCTTGGGATGAACCGTATTATTGTTGAAGCGCTTAAAGAAAGATCACATCGTCTAGTAGAGTTAAGACGACTAATTGTACAAGGTGGTTTCTCTGAAAGTTCACTTGGTTCACGATTGGACAAATTACGAGAAAAAGGTATAGTAGAGCCAGCAGGTAATGGCTTGTGGTGTATAAAAAAGGAAGTAAAACATGACAACCCCTGAAGGCAAGGTAAAAATCAAAGTTCGGGAGTTACTCCGGGAGTTTGATTGCTATTACTTCCAACCAGTGCAGATGGGGTATGGGCGTGCTGGGTTAGACTTTCATTGCGTGGTTGCGTGGAACGATTGCGCGATAGCGTTCTTCATAGAGACGAAGGACTGGGACAAAGACCTAACCGAGCGCCAGAAACTTCTAGCCAATACTCTTTCAACCAAACACAAAGCAAACGTATTTCGTGTACGTAATGAAACGGAACTAAGGAGACTACGACAGTGGCTTATAGCAATGCGCAACCAGTCATCCTTACTCCAAGCCACGACATACTCAGTGACTACCACTTCCCCGTAAGCGATCCTAGCAAGCCAGCGTTCAGGGTACAGAAACTAACCTGTGCTTTGTTAACTACAAGACGTCGTGCGTACGTGCTTAATGATATTGGCACAGGTAAGACCCGATGTATATTATGGTCGTTTGACTTCATGCGGATAATGGGGCTAGCACAAAAATTACTCGTCATAGCGCCACTGTCTACGTTGATAACTGTGTGGGCAAACGAGATACGACAAGAATTATGGTGGCTTAAGTTCGCTATTCTTCACGGCACGAAAGAGGAACGTCTGCGTCAATTGCGACGTGACGTGGACGTGTATATTATCAATCATCATGGGGTGAATATGTTACTCCCAGAGTTACGGGCGAAAGGGTTTAGTATAATATGTGCCGACGAGGTAGCCATTTACCGTAATGGCAAATCAAAAACCCTCACCCTGCCGTTCAAAGAACTGGTTATAGGTCACGGTTATGTATGGGGTATGACAGGATCACCCATCCCCCGCGCCGTGACTGATGTATGGGGGCCAGCTTCATGTATTACTCCCAGAACAGTTCCACAGTTTTTTAGTTGGTTCCGTGCTCAACTGATGATCAAAAAAACCCAGTTCTATTGGGAGCCACGACTGGGTGCAGAAGAGATGGCGATCAAGTGCTTGCAGCCATCGGTTCGTTTTAAGATGTCAGATGTAACTGAGCTTCCTGAACAAGTCTACCAATATTACTACGCTCCAATGACACTTAAGCAAGAGCAAATCTATAAAGAAATGAGTCAGAAAGCTGTTGCTTTGATCAAGAACAAAAAAGTAGACGCATTGAATGCTGGCGCTGTAATGAGTAAACTCTTGCAGATAGCACTGGGGTATGTGTACCATCGTGACGGTGATGTAATAGAGCTAGACAATACACCTAGATTACAATTGATAATAGACTTGATAGACAGTTGTAACGAAAGTGTAATATTGTTTGCACCTTTTAAGAGTGTGATCAATGGGTTACACAAGACGTTAACCAAAAACAAAATCACTCACTGTATAGTGTCAGGTGACACGTTAGCAAATCAGCGTGTGAAAATATTCGATGACTTCCAACGCAAAGGTCTTTACAAAGTTTTACTTTGCCATCCGGCTTGTCTAGCCCATGGGTTAACACTTACAAGAGCGACGATGAACATTTGGGCTGGACCTATAACGTCGCTAGATATCTTCTACCAAGCGAACGGGAGGATCAAAAGACTCGGACAGAAATTTAAAACCTTGGTTGCCATGGTGGGCGGCAGCACGCGGGAGAAGCGACTGTACCAACTGTTAGGCAACAACGAACGGATACAGAATAGGTTCCTAGAGTTAATCGAAACGGAGTATGAGAATGACTAAAGACCAAGAAACCGAGTTCCTTGCGAAGCTCGATGAAATGGTTGATGGGCTTCAAGAACTTGTAAACGAGTATGAACCAAAAAAGGAGACAGAAGAACTAATAGAACAAGCCATCGCGAAACTAAACAAGGCTCAGGGATCACTCTGAGTTTACCCCAAGAGTAACAAGTGGAGAGCAAAATGATCGACGTTGCTGATAGAGTTTATAAACTCCGTATGATCCGCGCCAAGATGAAAGAGATAAAGGATCGTCACAAAGCAGAACTGAAAGACTTTGAAGACTTTGAGAAACGATTGAAGGGGGAGTTGTTTACTTTCCTCCTGCAAACTAATCAATTGAATGCGCGTACCATTAACGGTACGCCCTATCTAATCCAAAAGATTACGTATCCGTTGGAAGACCCGGCTCAGTTTCGTAGCCATATTATTGGCGTGGAAGCTTGGGACTTAGTTGACTGGCGTGCTAACAAAACTGCGATGGATGCGTTTCGTCTATCGCATGGGGGAACCATGGACAGAGGCATGTTAATAGGTGGTGACTTGCCTCCTGGTGTCGGCAAGAATGAGCTGCAAGATATCGGAGTAAAACCACCCACGAAGCCGAAAACAACTGTTGCCAAGGGAGATGCGGCCCCCACTGAAGCAGCAGAAGACAACGACGTAGAAACGCTTTAAGCGTTTACTAAACGCCACTATGAGAGGAAAGAAAGTAACATGGCTACCAACTTAATCAATCAACAGCCGCAGCGCGGATTAATGCCTGTGTCTAACGTGTTCGCTAACGAACCGCTTGAAGACTTGGGAGAAGGCATTCGTAGTGCGTTGGGTCAATTGAGTATCCTGCAAAACGTGTTTGGTATTAACTACCGGGGCAGTTACGAAAGTTTACCCCCAGAGCAACAGCGGCAGATCGAAGTGGTAATTATCAAGTCTGCCAAGACACAGAGCAAAGCGTATTGGCCGGGTGGTTATGGAGGTGACAGCAGACCGCCGACTTGCTGGAGTTCAAACTCAATTACTCCTGATGTAAGCGTGCCAGAAGACCAAGTGCAAAACAACACTTGTGCGACTTGTCCTAACAACGTGTTCGTTACAAGCCAGAATGGGCTCAAGAGTAAACCGTGTGGTGATAACAAGCGACTGGCGGTTACTCCTGTGAGTGATCTTTGGAATGAAGCATACGGCGGCGCAATGATCTTTCGTGTCCCTGCCGGAAGTCTGGGTGCGCTTGATAAGTATGCTAACGAACTTAAAAAATTCGGTATCAACTACTACGCGTACACCACGACTATTACAATCACGATTGAACCCCAGCGCAAAGTTACAAAGCTGGTGTTCGAGCCAGGACGCCCACTTACTGATGATGAAGCATTGGTCATCAAGGAGCTACGTGAAGACGAGAAGTCAGGGCGTATCGTCAACGAAGTGACGGCTGAATACGAAGAAGAGGAAGCAACCCCTGAACAGAACGCTGCACAAGCACAACCGCCCAAGGCAGCAGCGACAGCGCCTAAGCCAGTCGGTCCTAAGCCTGTAGCGCCACAACAACATAACCGTTCGGCCGCTGAACAAATCGCAACACGGGCTGAACCAAGACAAGCACAACCTTTAAGACCAACTGCTCCGGCAGCGAAGCCAGTGCAAGCGGCGAACACAATTACAGGTGCGGTATCAAAGCCAGCGACTGCACCGGTAACACAGCGTCAAGTTGTTACTGAGCCACCAGTCGAAGAAGAAACTGACGAAGTAACCGAAATGAGCAACGTCCCCGACGAGATGGACACCATGTTTGGTGATCTAATCAAGCGTTGAAAAAGTTACTCCGGGGGTAAAACCCCGGAGCCTCTTTCTTGTGGGGAACGTCAATGACAACAGCCGCAATGAATGCAGAAGCATATATTAATATGCTCGCAGGGAAGTACGCCGCACAAGGATTATTTTTTAGTGTTCATCGTAAGATGCAATTTGGTGACACAATAACTATTCCCGGTAGTGCGTTCAAGAACGTTCATCTTGCCGCTAGGGTTGCTACATGGTGGGGCGGTCAAGGGCATGATATTTATTTGGCAATGGGTGGTCAGAAGGAAGTTGGCAAGAGTGATAAGCCGCGCAAGCACCCTCCTGCCCTTCGCAAGCGTTATAATATAGGTTCGTGCAGTTCGGTTTACTTGGATATCGACGTTAAGCCTGGGGCGTACGATACCCAGAAGGAAGCCCTTGTTGCATTAAGGGACTTCTGTAAAAAATATAACCTGATCAAACCAAGCATGATAGTTGAAAGCGGAACCGGCGGTTTACATGTTTACTGGACGGCAGACGAGTTGTTTAGTCCTACTGAACATGAAGTTTTCTCGACCAGTATTATAAACATGGCCCAAGAATTTGGATTACTCTTTGACCAAGAGTGTACTAAAGATTTATGCCGTCTACTCAGAATACCTGGGACATGGAATTTTAAACACGAACCAGCACAGCCAGTCAACCTACTTTACTACGGGAGTTATATCCCAATCGCTGAACTTCGTAGTAGGCTCAAAGTCAATAACATTGTCCCCATCCGACCGTCTGTCGTCCCTCTCGCTGCCGATGATAATGACGACTTGATGCGACCCAAGAAACAATACGAATTAGCAGACATGAAGGAGGTTGGGGTTTTTTGTGCGTTCTTACATAATACTGCAATGAGTGGCGGCAGAGAACATGGGGAAGCGATTTGGAAACAAACTGTTAGCCTTGCAAGTTATTGCAAAGATGGTCGAGAGTGGGCGCATAAATTATCTAAGGACCATCAAGCGTACACCGTTGAAGAGGTAGACCTTAAATACGACCAAGTAGAAGTGGACCGAGCGAACAACCCAAAATTGGGACCGTCTAAGTGTGCCACTTTAAAGCAATTGGGCGTTAAAGAGTGTGAGACATGTATTTATTTTGATTGGAACATAACCCCAATTAACGTTCCTCTGTATCAAGCTAAAATTCCACACGCTCCCTCAATGGACCCAAACTCTGATTTACCTTCTGGGTATTATCGAGACAGCAAAGATAATACAATATGGACTGAGATGGTTGATAAATCTGGCGAAAATCATCCGGTTCAAGTATTCACGTATGCGCTTATTTATAACACCGCATATGCAGAGGGACATGACGAGGAATACAGTTTCACGTTTGTTACTCTCCAGGGTAATGGTCATCGAAAAACAGTTAGACTACCTATGTCGGTAGCGTCTAATAAAGAGGGATTGGTAACTGCGTTGGCAAAGAACGGTTTACCGACGATGCCAAACGAACTGACAAGGAAGTTCTTCGTGGCCCTCCAAACCAAACTCCGTAACAAGGATGACACTCTTGTGACTGTTAAGCCAATTGGATGGCAGAAAATGCCTGATGGTAAGATGGGGTTCTCTTATGATGGCAAATGTTACTCTCCGGGTAAAACTGTTCAGGCACAATTATTAGATTTAGAAATGTCCCGAGGGTATAGTATTACTGGTGAAGAAAAATATTGGCGTGAACTGAGTGAATTAACTATTGCCCAAAACCGCCACGATATTAACATTATCATTGCTTGTGGGTTCGCGGCTCCATTGATCACGTTAACAGGGTTATTTGGTGTATGTGTTGGAGCATGGAGTTCTAAGAGTGGACTTGGTAAGTCCTCAGCGTTGAGTTTGTGTCAAGCGATTTGGGGCAGCACTGGCAAGATGCAAGGTCTTGATGATACAGCAAATCATATCATGCATACAATGGCATCTCTCAAAAATTTACCTTTGTGTTGGGACGAAATTAGAGGGCAACAACAAGCAGAAAAAATGGTTAGAATAATTGATCTTATTACGAGAGGACGAGAAAAGGGGAGATTAACCCAAACTGTACAACCTACACGGCAATTAGAATTTGAAAGTTTATTAGTGTGGTGCGCTAATAACCCACTCTCAGATGAAATTGCTAAGGCTGCAAAGGGATCGGGTGCAGGACATTACCGATTACTTGAGTTTAACGTTGATGAGTCATTCGTATCCAATTTAAACGTTGGACACATGACCATTTTAACCGGTGCTTTACGAAGGAATTATGGTCATATCGGACAAAAATATGCAGCATGGTTAGGAGCAAATCATAAACGTGTATTAGAGTGGGTAACAACTATGCGTGACAAAATCGATGATGATCTTCAAACAAATCAATCTGAACGTTTTTGGTCCGCCATTGCCGCCTGTCTAATTGTAGGCGCAAGACTAGCAAACGCATTGAAGTTTACCCAATTTGATTTACCGGGTCTTGAGAACTTCATAAGAGAAAAAATTAAAGAAAATCGAGTACATTTAATGACTGATGCAGAAGATTTTACTTCTAAAGGTAATGTTGAGCTTCAATTAGGTGAGTTTTTGCACGCAATGGCAATGAATACCATTAAAACAAATACCATAGCAAGCGGGGCTGGACGTCCTAACAAAGGCTCAATTAGAGTGCTCAACGACAACATTATTTTTACCCGACAAACAGTGTATGTGCAACTTAGCGAGAAAGAACGCATCTGTAAAATAAGCCATCCAGCACTAGGAAAATGGTGTAAAGAACAAAACATTACCCGAAGCGCATTTACTAACGCTCTAAAGAAACTTTTAAAAGCTAAACTAACCCGTAGTCGTATCGGCAGTGGGACGGATTATGCGAGTCCACCCATCCACTGTTGGGAGATCGATCTAAGTAAAACAGCTCTAGGGCAGGAGATAGAGTTTTGAGCATGGACAAAGAACTTGAAACGTTGTTTGCCGAGCGCGATGCACTGTTCCGCAACCCACGGGCTAGGGAGGCTCGCCTATGGTGGGAAAAATCGGGTAATCCACCACCCGTAGATCCCACAGTGCCGTTAGCAACAGTGCATAAAGCGCGTCTGCAATGGTTGGGTGCCACTGACGAAATGATCATTGAGAGTATGAACTGGTTACTAGCGCGAGGTTACGAAACAACCATGATGGGTGCGCCACCAATGACACCTAAGCAACGTGACGCGCAACGAGTAGAAATTGGTAAAGAGCCACTAAATACTGGTAACTTATGCCCACATGGGTTTAAGAATTGGGACATATGTCCTGATTGTAGTCACTAGGAGAGCAAAATGTGGAGAGCAATCGTTGTCCTTACTATAGGAGTAACACCCGTACAGGCTCACTGCTTTAGAGTGTGGAACTACCCAACACCACAACATTGTGGAGGGGTGTACAATCGTGCCACCAAGTCAAAACTATACCCTATTGAGGTTGCACCCCTTCCCGCTCGGGAAATCCCACTGCCGGATTTGAGTGGAATATGGGAGAATAATGCCCCGCAGATTACACAGGATCAATTAGACCACTTAAAAGGTATTGGGTTGTTAAGGCAATATTACGAAACTAATACACCTAGCGAATTACAACTAAGCGATCAGCCTTTGGCCTTGCCTAACCAATAAGCAACCACTGCACCGAAAGCGGCGACGAGGCCACCTACTACTCCGGGAGTAACCTCGTCGTCTGCCGGGATGGCGAATATCAAAGAGAACGCTACAACAGCAACAAACGCTAGCACCACAATCAACGATATCGTTAAGGTGCCACCTGTGCTGTCGAAACGATTGGTAACAAATAACATTATAGTAGCAAATATAACAACAAACCCCACCGTAACTGCGCCAGGGTAGTCCATTATTTTCGGGATAGGGGGTCTAGGTACGTTAGTGAGGTCCATTATGCAATTACACTTTTCGCCGTTGCAAGGTAGGCCATGCGGCTGTCAAGGCCATTGTAACCACCGTTGATTGCTTTCGTGACGGCACGAACATCGTCATTGTCGGCATGGCGATTAAGTTTATGCGTGTCCCAGTACCACGCTGATACGTCGGCAGCGGCGGGGAATCGTTCCACCAATTCTGGGTCGTTGATGAAGTCTCGTCCCAAAGCTTTCCCTGCCGCGTCGTAGTTAAACCGACCTGTAAGCTGGATAAGCCCGCGCCCCTTATAACGCTTACCGTCTCCACTATGTGTGTTACCAAGGTCTTTGCGTCCTTCGTAGGCTTGCCCGCTCGCATACTCTTGAGTCGTCTTGAAGTGGTCGCACTCATGAGCGCATTGAGCAATAAAATGTGACTGGCGATTTTTGGTAGTGATATCGAACTTCTCACAAATACCAGGCAAGGCATCGGCAAAACCGTCTAATATCCATGGCTTACCATGGGGTGCGATCTTACCAAGTATAGCTCGCCATTCCTCGGGTGTGTGGACTGTCATTTCTATCTCCCTTTCTATTTTACCTATGGCTTCTACAACCGTTGTCCACCGTATAGCGTCATCCCAATTCATTACTCCGCGAGTAGCACTGAATGCTTGTATTTCTGCAATGCGTTTAAGTGTCGATAAATACGCGTCTATTTCATTATACTCTAAGAGTAAACTTAACTGTAAGACCAGTGCTGCTTTTTGATGCTCATTCATAAAAGTAACGGGGAGCCAAAGGTTGCGGCCAAAAGGCTCCCCGCCACTGTTGTCAGCCTAGTTGGGTGCGGTCGAGGAAGCGAACGGGGGTTCTCCGCATTCCTGCAAACCCTAAGCCGACAAAGCCCAGTAACATCATCACCCACGTAGACGTCTCGGGTACAACCGAAGCCGTCATTGACTGGTCGAAACCAGTAACACTCCCACCAGCGATCAGGTTGAGTGAAGCACTTTCTGTCATGCTGAACGGCGAACCAGAAACAAACGACGACAGGTGAGTGCCAGAGAATGAGTCGGGGTTAGTTACCGGTGTATCGCTGAATGTGTCGAGCAATGACCCCGGTGTGTTCAGCGGGTTTGCACCCTGCCCGTTCGCATGGTCAGCAAAAAAGCTAACACTTGACGGGCCTGAACCGACACTGTTGTTAAACGTTAGTGATCCGCTTTCCTCGATGGTGTTAACAGGGGCATGAAAGTTAGTGTCACTGGCGACAAAGCTAATTGTCCCCGTCGCACTGCCGTTATTCTCGATATTAGCAGAAGACAATTGCAGAACGTTGTGGGTGCCAAACGTCGATTGGGCCAATGTGACCTGCACAAAGAACCCATCGAGTGTGGTGTCAACCACCAGTAGGTTATTTGCTCCACCGCTGAGATCGCAACCAAGCTGACCATCGCGGCAGGAGAAGGTTGATGTTCCGTCAGTGATTGAAAGCTGTAGTGTAGCAAGGGCGGGTGTGACCATACTTGCAAGGGCAACTGCACCCAATAGAAATCTCTTCATGTGACTAGCTCCATTTTTGAGATGAACGGGGGGACGATCCCCCCGCCCTTTACTCTGAGAGTAACTTAACGCCGACGCGTAGGATCGACTTCCGGTTCACCGGGACGCGAAGGGGGCAAGCCCTGTCCAGGCCCCGGCGGCGGAATGGTGATCACGACATAGCGATAACCGACGCCGGAAATCGCCACAAGAGCAATTGCCTTACCACCTGGAACACCAGGAGGCAACGGCGGCCAGATCGTGCCCGGAGGCGGATCAGTCGGAGGCGGACCTTCACCCTCGACCGGAGGCAGAGAGTTGTCAGGCTTGCCGGGGATAGACGGGAAAATTGGCAAACCGTGACTGGGCCGTTCCGGCCACCTGCCACCGATACCCCAGCCTGGATCAACCGGAAGCCCACCACCGGGAGGCCGCGGCCATACATGCGGAGGACGTGGGGGACGACCTGGACCGCCCCAGATGCCACCACCTTCTTCAAGACCCCAATCGGGATCAGTTGGACGAGGCGGCCGAGGCAACCCTTGACCGGGACGACCGGGGAAACTAGGACGTTCACCACCCCAGAAACCAGGAGGACGACCGGGAAGACCCTGATCAGGATATTCGCCGCCGTCTTCTCCACCACCTTCTTCCAAATCACCCTCGTCAATGCCGTAATCTGGATCAACTGGGCGACCCCATCTGTCTCTGCGCTTGATGATGCGCAGGAAGCCTCTTACCATTGGCATCGCTTCTCTCCTAGACATGCAAGAGAACTATTTCCCTTGCAATAGATAGACCTTAGCACAGTTCTTAACACTTGTCAAGGTCATAATTCTGTCACATACCCTGTCAGGTGATGGCGAACCCGAAGATGCCCCAACCTAACAAAAAGAACAGGATGAACTCAACCGCTCCACCCCCGATGTAGTGGCCGTAAGCACCTGCCAAGCCTCCTGCTCCAACGAGCCAAAGCACAAGACAGATGATATAGACAAGCCAGAATACCATTCCTTTAGGCATTAGGGTTTCCTTCCCTGTTGTTCCTTTTTGCGTTCACTCATCATGATCGCAACCATTTGTTTAGGGTTTTTAACCACTGGCCCAGATTTACTCCCAGAGTGAAGTTTGCCAGCTTTAAACTTCTGGGGTACTAACTTAGAAGGCATCAGTCATATCCTTTCTTGCCAGCACGCCAGCTACGATTTTTCGCTACCGACGTGACCTGTAAATTTCCGGGGCTATTAGAACCGCCCTTCCGTATTGGTCTGCCGTGATCAACGTCGCTGGATATATTTTTTCCACTAGCTTTTTCGACGGCAGCGTGGGCTGCGTTGCGTTGGGCACGCTTTTTGATTTGCTCGGGTTTACCGTGGTAGGAGTCATACTCATGTCTGTAATCCCTCTTTTCAGGAGGATTTTTACTGGAGGCCATAGGCTCTTGCTCTCGCTTCGAGTTCAGCTTGATTACGTGGGGTCTCGGGATACCCTAACACCGTTGGACGTGCAGGCTTGGTAGAGGGTGGACGGATAGGCTGATCAGGATGTTGAGCGTTGTATGCCCGCATCGCCTGTATCGCACCCACCTTGTCACCACTCTGCCACATTTGGGTGATTTGCTTAGAGGCGTCCTGACGCGCACCCTGCTCAACACCAGTGATATAGCGTGCTTGTCGCGCCGATGACTCAGTGGTGGTTACGAACCCAAGCGCGCGTAACAGTGCTTCAGGGGCACTCACTGGAGCCGATATTGTTTTGCCCGCTTGAGTAGTTACTCCCGTAGTATATTCTTGGTAGGCTTTGATTGGATCGGTGATTAGCTTGGGCAACATAATTTGTAAAGCGTTCTCTATGTTGCCACCCTGCAAATCACCCATCCCCGTGAAGCCGTCCCCCATTATACTTCCTGGCACTCCTGCTAGCCACTTATACATGTCGTCTGTAGGTTTACGACTTGAGAGTATATAAGGCAGCCCCGTCATATCGCTAATACCGCCCACATGATGCAGATCAATCCCCAAAGCTCCACCCAGACCATTCATAAGAATGTTAGCACCCTCCGGCGACATTTGCTCTGCCGCCGAGGTACGAAGTTTGTCTTCGAGTTGAGGCCAGTTGTCGGTGAGCCCAAGTAACCCTGTTACGTCAATCAGGTCTTCTATAGGCTCTGGCATCGCACCTGATACCCCTGATATCGCCATAGAAGCAGCGGTGATACCACCTAATGTTTTAACTCCTTGCCAGCGTTCTTCAGCAGATGCACCATACCTTAAAGAGTTATACATTGCCTTGGTGATAGTTTTAAGTACCAACAACGGGAAACTCTTAAATTGCATAGCGGCACGAACGGCGGGGTTACGCATAACCTCTAAACGATTAAAGCTGGAGAACTGCCCTTGGGTTTCCCTGATACGGTCAGCCGTAAACTGTGTAGCTTTGTCGTGGTCCATACCAAGTGTATCGCGAGCGGCGCGATAGAACATCAGACTAGAGTTAAACCTTGACACACCGTCGGCGCTGCCAATGATCTCTTGTGCCATGTTACGAGCGCCACGTTGGAATTTACCAAGGGCACCTTGGCTCCTGTAAGCGTTCTCAAAGTCAATGCCTGTATGGTGTAACAAATCCCACTGTGACAATTGATCAATCATCTTCATTTCTTCAGCAGACCCACCACGCTTCATACGTTCTTGTTTAAGAGCGTCAATAAAGTCGGTAGGATCTTTATCATAGTCCCAAATAGTCTTAAGACCTGACTTTACTCCGCGAGTAATAACTGGCCATCCCCCTGCCATGTCTTTATATATTCTCATCGTCTGCCGCAAAGCTGGCCACCAGCCAATATGTTGAGCCAACTTGGGAAGCACGAACAAAGGCACATGTATTTGGTGGCGCAACAAGAACGCAGGGCTTAACAAGTATTTTAAAGTAGCAAACGTAGATACGCTATTCCAAAACTTAGAAGTCTTCATGTTGTTCATAGTATCGTTTTGATAATTGTCTGCACGGTTTTTAAAAATATTCACTCCTGCTTGTAATTCTCCCGCATCGTCGTGTTGCTTATTATCGTCAGCAAATTTCTGCATGTGTTCAAGAGCTTCATCAATGTCTGGCCTATGTCGAGCCATAGCCACAAAGCTAGCATTAGCACGGCGGCGCATATCAAGAGTACGCACGCTATCAAGATTAGACTGAGCACCATACCGTCTAAGATAGTTTTTATTAATAGAGTTACCACGTTGCCCTGCTATCGCTGCATACCTGATTGCGTCTTTGCTTGCTTCTTTTTCACTTCCTGATAGTTGCGCCATTTTATCGACATGATCGAGCATCGATTTAACATTCAGCGCGTTAGGACCGTACGTGACATTCTCTTTACGCGGCAGAACCTGAGAAACATTTGTGACACCAGCATCCTGCATGGCTTTACGGTATTTCTCGCCCTCGCGTACACTGTCAGCAAACTCATAGTGTTTATTGTTCACGTCAACATGATACTCTTCTTCCGGGGTTGTCTTGCCACGCCAGTCAGGTGTAGCCCGCACGTCTTCGCTCGAAGTGTATTTTTTGGACCCGTCTTGCTGGGGCCAGTAATATTTCTTGCTCATATCAGTAGCAAGCGCGTCACCATCTTTAGTCTTGGGAGTAAAGTCCCATGCTTCTTTGCGAGTTTTAAAGATTATTTTGTTCGGATTATCGGGATCACGACTAGCTCCATCGGGTATTTTATAGTCGTGTTCACCCTCAACAACGTGAGTTCCCTCTTGCCGCGTTGGGAAGTACGGTCCTTTGAGTGCCTGTCTAGAGGTTCGATCATAGTTACGAATTTGGGCAACATTCTTGTCTCCCTCTACAAGTTTTTGTTCGTCGTGATCGAGTTCTTCTTTGTCAATAACTTTCTGCACCGCGGTTTTGTAGTCTGCTTGGTAGTCACCCGTGCGTAGTTCTTTCTCTATTGAGTTTGTTATAGCTTTGCGTCCCTCGTCAAGAGCTACCTTGTGTTCACGCGACATTTCATCACGGACATCACCAAACAGTTCTTTACTCTCAGGAGTTAACGCGCTGTATTTAAGAGCATCGTCAGCGTGGTTATGTATGGCGTCTTTGTATTCTTGGTTAGAGTTTTCAGGGTTTGTTTTGTTCACTTTAATATGTTTATTACGGCCCACGCCTAATGGGTCATCAGGATGTACGCCATGTTGCGAAGAACTTAATAGTACGTCCTCTAGTTTTTGAAATTCTTCTGGGTCATCATTACTCAGTTGGGTGTAATGTTTCATAACCCCATCTGAGAGTTTAAGCTCTTTTTTGACTTCAGCATCTTTGGACGACATAGAGTTAATATATCTTCTGAACGAATTATTTTCCGGCAGAGAGAAAGCGCTCTCGATGCGCCTCATCCACTCATCAGGAGCCATGAGTTTTTGTTGTAAATAAATTCTTGTAGCTCGCATAGCCGGAGCTTCACGCCCAGTACCAAATCCCTTTAGACCCTCTTGTATATCCTTACCAGCCTGTTTGAACTTTTCTCCTGCCGCCTCTGGAGACAGCATTGCATGAACCGGGCCTTCGCCTAGCTCGTTATTAGATACCTGAGAAGCCCTTAACCTATAAGAGTATTCACTGGTTGGGTCTTTCGCGAACATGGCTTTCTCGCCAATGCTCAACGCAGCCTCGATATAAGAGTAATCCCGTGGACCGTACCCTAGTAACTTTCTAAACCAATCAAGTGCCCCTTGGAACATTGTCGCCTTACGCCATCGTGGCATACCCAGGTCTTTAGCGAGTTCAGGTGATATAGGTATATGTTTTAACCAATCTTGTAATTTGGGATTAGTTAAAAGCTCTGTCATTAACTCTTTAGAGTTAGTTAGTCCATAACCTAAACCTTGTGGTATGCTGTCACCGAGTTCGTTTTTAACTTCTGCGTACAACCGCAAAGCTAGATCGCTTAGTCCTTTGTCGTTGTTAAGTGCATGAATAGTAACAGCATGAAGTATTTCATGCATTATTGTATGAGACGCATTATAGCGAGGATCATTTAAAATATCATCGTTTAAATAAATATGATTGTGTGTTGTAACGTAAGCCCCAGCAAAAGTGCGATCACTTGCAGGGTTTAGTTTTTTCATCTCGTCGTTAGACAATAAATAAACAGGCATGTCACCAATAAGCGATTTAAACTTATCAGCTAAGTTGCGTATAAGAGGACGCAAACTTGGGGACCATCTGCCCAAGTCTAACATACCTAACATCTCATTAACATTACTTCGGTGGTTATACTCCCTAGTTTGTGCTTTACCAGCAAGGTCCATCGTCTCAAATTTTTGTCCGGGGTGTTCACCCTCTAATCCTTCATTGATTGGCTGTGAATGATCACCGTTGTCAAGCCAGTCTTTAAATTGGTTTTTGTTTAACTCAACTATTCCGCCTTCACGCTTCCACGCGCTCTTGTCGTCAAATGACTTCTCGTAAGCGTCTAACGCTGCACGCTTGGAATCGAACCCCATAAACACTTTATGCTCGTCAAACGAACCTACTCCGGGAGTAAGCTGGTTCATCACGAATATTTTACCAGTTTCACCCTTGGGACCAATATACGTATCAATGTGGTCGCCATCCTTCCCCACCGTGCCGCGAATGTACCCATAGTGGGCTTTCACTTTCACGTCGTAGGGTTCTCGCGTTTCACCCTTACCAGTCTCTATACTTACATTTTCTCCCTCAAGACGTATATGCCCTTTATCGTAATTACCTGCTTCAAGCATAGCGGCAGTGGGAGAGGGTTTTTCTGCGCGTGCATCCAGTTGTTCTTGTAGAGCTTTTAGCTTATCAGGTGTTCTGCGTTTTAGCTTGACGACTTCGAATTTTTTAGGTGGTTCATTTTCTTGCTTCGCAATAAGTTCACTCTCAGGAGTAGTCTCTACAGGGATATCAGGTGTCTCGGTTCCGCCGAGTTCTGCCGCTCCTTCAGCTTTACGAATACCAAGTGCTTCATCTTTCTTCCCGGCACGAAAGAGTGCTTCACGGTCTAAGAACCTCGCATAGGCATCTGGTGACGGTTCTTTATTACTAATAAGTGTTCGTGCCTCACTTAAAATCGCCATACCGGCTGAGTGGTGTGTGCCTAACTCTTTAGGTATAGTTATATCGCGCGCTTTAGCTTGTTCAACCATACGTCCGGCACGTTTGTAAATATCTGATAAATCTTCACGTTGCATAGGTTTATTTAATAAAACTATTCTGTTAGCAGTGAAATTGCTCCTTACAATTTGTGCTTTCTCAGCTATAGTGCGATGCTTAACTCCCGGAGTAACTTCTTCTTGAGTTGCTTTAAAGACAGGTGCAGCAGGCTCTCTTGGTTTGCTTATATCCTGTAAAATTCTAGGCGCTCGCGCTGCAAGCCTTTCTTTGATAACATCTACCGGTCGCTCGATACTTATCTTATTTTCAGGAGCGAGTTTCGTTGCCTCCATCGTTGCTGTCTGAGCAGGCGCAGTCTCCGTAGTCCCAGCAGCAGCACGGGCCTCCGTTCCCTCGGGAGTGCGCTCGACCACTGCCGCAGGAGTCTCACCGGTAGCAGCCCGTGCGCTCGCTTCCTCGCGTGTCGTGTCGCCAAGACCAAGTAGCTCGTTGAGTTTACCTTCTTTTACGGCAGAACGAAGGGAAGAGGATGTAAGATTGTTTGGACCGTCAGTCCTAAAAACAGCGACGTCTTTATTGTGCCATTTGATCACACTAACGTTAGGTTGGTCACGAAGGGCTTTGGTGCCACTCTGAGAGTAACCCTCTCCCTGCGGATAAAAGACAACTTCCTTCTTTCCTTGGGCTAGCGCTTGCTCTTGTATTTGAAGGGTTTTCGGATTTTCAGGAATAGCCGCTGTAGGTTGGGGTGAAACAGGAACAGAAGGTGTACGAACAGGGGGCGCAGGGGTCGGCTCAGAACCGGGTTGCGCCGTCAAGGGGGTTGGGGGTGGAACAGAAGGAGGCCGCTCAGGATCAACAGGGAGCGACGTAGGCGGCCCTTTTGGGGGTTCCTGGTAGGGTGGTAGCGGCCCGGTTGTATCGGCCGTCCTAGGGGCCTCTGAGGCGATTTTTGAGGGGGTGGGGGTTGGTTGTGCAACCGGCGGTTGTATTGTACTACCCGTTGGCGATGTAGATTGAGCAGCAGGCGCTTTTTTATTGGTTTCTTGTTTACTCCCGAGAGTAACATCCAATGCTTCTCTTTGCTCAGTATTTAGGATATCAGGTGCAGGAGGGGTTGACGTATTACCCTCGGGAGTAACGTCACCTTTCCCCGGTGTTTTGAGTTGTTTATCAGGTGCTCGACCTATACGACCAGACCCTATCCCGGTGCCAGTTGTACTGTCAACAGGCTTGCCCCGATCAGGTCCACGCTGTCCATGTTGCTTACCAATGGCCCCAAACACCATCCCTGGCACTGCACCTGATAAAGCGCTTGAACCTAAATCTGCGGCAGAGGGGGTTTGTCCGGTTGTTACTCCCAGAGCAAGATCGGTTATCGCGCTACCAGCACCACCCGTTGCCGCGCCTATCGCAAGTCGTTTTGCAAGGGTGCCACCCATCCCCGGCACTTCTGCCGTCGCTGCACCCGCTGCACCTGCTATGAGCATACCGGGGCCAATAGAGTCGTTAATGATTTGATTACGGGCGTCTTCGTCCGTCATACCGTTTTGTGTTAATGTAGAGTATTTTGAATTTGAAAGTTTATCAAGTTGTTCCGGTGTCATCTGCTTAATAGCAGACGATGTTGAACCCGCAAAGTCTGACGCGCTTATACCCCCAAACCCAGCCATCGCCCCAACGGGACCAGCTATAAGCCCACCAGCTATTCCTGCCGCTGTGCCAGGTAGCATTTGCTCTAACCCAAACAGCGCTCCATGCATCCAGTGTTTATTCCAACTTTGGGATGCTTCTCGACCGGCGAGAGACATGTCGTCAAAAGCGTCTGACGCCTTAGAGCGTTCTTGGTCTGCGAGTTGATCATGTTGCTTGGTTATAGTTGGGTCATCACTTATTGACCCTAATGCTGTATGTAAACCTGCAAGCGAGTTATGATATACGTTAGCGAGATAAGAAGCATGGTCACTAAGACTGGGAACTTCAGCGAGTTCTTCCGGTGTGCGTGCAACAGGCTCCGGTGGTTGGGTGTCACCAATCGGTTGAGCATAATCATCGCCAAGATAATCACTGAGCGATGGCATCTATGTTACTCTTATAGTAAAAGTTATAAAGAGAATAATCATTGGGGAGCCGGTGGTTGATCTTCCGTAAACATATGTTTACCAATCCAGTCTAACCAACCTGGAGGCTGTGCTGGCGTTCCACGTTGCGGTGCAGCAGGTGGTTGCATTGAACTAGGTAGCGGTAATGCGCCACCGGTTCTCGGTGGACCCGATTGGGCAGGAGATGGTATAGCGGCAGCGGGGGTGGCTTCTGGTGCTGGTTTACTGGCTTCAGCGTCAGCTTGTCGTTGCTTATAGACTTTTTGCAGTGTAGGCTTCATGGCATTAAACGTGTCAGATGACACCCTGAATGGTCTACTCCCAGGAGTAGTAATCTGATAGAACGCTGGCGTACCAGTGCCAACCATAGGACGACCATCTTTCGCTAGTGGGTCAATATGAACTTTACTTGGGTCCGGTGTTTGATAAAGGTTTTTCACCGCAGAAGCAACCTCGTCCATGGGCAAGTTACCCTTGGCGTGTGCGTATCCGTCGCCTATTACGTCACGTATAATATCTTGGTCAGATTTGTTGGGTAAGAAAATATTACCGTTCTTTTTCGCTTCTGCCGCATCACTTGACACAATAGCAGGCACGGCTGGCTCTCCCGGTGTCGCACCTATACCAGGAACACCAGGTTTCCCATAAGTATAATCGTTTGCAGTTTCAACGATAGATTTCTTACCAGTTACATCTTCTTTGTAAGTATCACTCAGGTTAAGAGGTTTGTTTTCCAGTTCATCTGCCTTCTGTCGAAGCTCTGCGGTTTTCGCGAGTTCTTTACTCTTTGCGGTTATACCCTTTGAGATATCAGCCTCTTGGCTTTGTACGAGTTTTTGTTGCTCAACTGCTTCTTTATTTTGTCCTAATGCTGTTCTAAGTAATGCACGATGTGTGGCTATGTAATCAGTCTTTGCAGCCAGAGTATCGTTCTTAGCTGTTTTATCATTTTGTTCTACATAACCCTGCCATTCACGGTGTTGGTTTAAATATTGTTGTCGTTGCATACCATCAAACCGTGCATTGCCTGTTGGTGTTGGCGGCTGTGGTTCATAAGCGACCCTACCGTTAACAATTGGGTTGTTACCCTGAAAGTATCTCCCTTGTATACCTCGCTCGATTTGAAGCATTTGTTTATCAGCGTTGTCATATATTTTTTGTGCAGTATCAAGCGGTACTTTTGCACCGTCTTTAGGATCGTACTTCGCCATTGACTGACCAACAACACTCCAAAACGCTTGGCCATTTCTAAGCTGACCCGCTGCTTTCGCTAGTTCGTCTTTACCAACATCACCTTCCCACTGAACTTTGTTATGTAAATCAACTTGCTGGACATGAACTGTACCGTCATCGTTGACTTTAGCGTTCATGTGCATACCATCAGGTATCTGATGATACCCCGCTACAAGATTGCCAACGGCATCGTTGAGGTTCCCGTCTCTGAGTGCGTTTAGTGCTTTGTCGCCATAATCCTGTCCTTCAGTGACAAGATTTTTTAAGTAAGCACCGGCAGCGGCGGCTCCATCTTTCTCATGACCGGTCAATACACCATACTTGTAGATACTCTCTATCGACGCTAAATGTCTCATATTGGGACTAAGTTGACCGTCTGGGTCTACTGCCTGATCAACTGCGTTTTTGTGGTCGCCGTCCATATCGTTCTTTTTATCATAGAAAGTACCTTGTCCTGACTCGCCTTGAGAAGGTATTGCACTTTGCGGTCCAAGGCTATTGTCAGCGATAAGCGACTGTGCGCCAGCAACAACACCATCTGATGCGCCTTGAGAGGGATTACCAAACGAGTCAGAAATTTGAGGTGTACCCAGTGGCAAGCCGTCTTCTGACGGACCCTCCATGTCTAGTCGTTGCATTTCAGCATCGTCGCGAGCATCTTCAGTGTCATCTGCGGCAGAAGCGGTAGAGCCACCTGAAAGCTGTTCAGCGGTAACTTGACTCCCAGAGTAATCAATTGGGGCGGGCTGAACAACGGGTTGCTGGTCAGCGGGACCACCATCAGCGAAAAACGTGACCGCTCCCCCTGCCGCGTATTTACGTATAGGACCACCCTTGGCAACACGCCCGACATTGGGCGCAGGAGCGCCGTGGAATGCGCCACCTGTAACTGGTGCTTGGCTGACTGCCTCTGCACCTTGAGCAAGCCCTTGACCACCAAAACCCTGATTAGCCATGCCAGGAGGTGCTACACCCTGCCCCATCATACTACTAGCATACTGTGAAGGCGCATTAGGTCCACTTGGGGCACTCGGGCCAGCAGCTACACCTCCACCACCGGGACCGAGACCGGGGGCACCGGGAGCACTGGGACCAGCTATACCACCGGGAGCACTGGGACCAGGACCAGCTACACCCGAGTTATGGGCTGGTCCCAAAGTACCGGGAGGAGCCACTGTGCCTTGCGGCGCACCCCCTGGACCTATAGAAGGGTTAGCAGCGGGGAAGCCTAAAGCATTAGTACCGGAAGGTGGGTTTGGAAACCCCGGAGTCCCCATCCCCGATAGATATCCTTTTTGATGTGCATAGGCTTGCATCTGAGCATTGATGTCAGCAACTACGGATGGACTCAGGCCAGTGGGTGAACCAGGGCTAGAACCAGTACCGGGAGGCCCTAAAGCTGAAGTCGTCACTGCTCCAACCGGCGCAGCACCCTGTCCACCAACACCCTCTGGCACGCCTAAACTCGGAACGCCCGGCGGCCCAAAGCTGATCGCGTTTTGGTTAACTGCTCCCCTCAAAGCTGCTAACGCTGAAGGGCTCAAACCGGTGTTCCCACCAGATGGCCCAAGCATCTCTGATACACTTGTCCCCCTTGCTTCTGCTAACTGAGCCAATGAAGACTGTAACGACGCTTTTTGACTTGGGCTAAGAGTTTGGGCGCTTGCTGGACCTCCAAATATCGCATTGACCATACTGTTGACTGCTGCGGCGAGTCCAGGCGCTGCACTCGTACCACTTGTTCCTGAACCACCTCCTTCGCTACCAGCACTACCCCCAGCATTACTGGTATGACCCATATCAGCAGCGCTAAACCCAGTCGTGGTGTCTCCAGTTACTGCGGTAACACCACCAACATTAGTCGTGTTTGTAGTAGTACCCCCAGTAGTACTAGAACCTGTTACACCCTCTCCAGTCCCACCAGCATCCCCACCGTCATCAAACTTAGTTACTCTGGTAGCAACCGCCCCACCACGTTGATAGCCAGATGCGCCTGACATCATTTGTCCAACAGGGGACGTTTGGAAGTTTTGTGCAATAGTACCCGGTATTGCTTGCATTGCTGCACCGGGGTTTTGAAAAAACTTCCCTGCCGGAGAATTCTTAAGGTTTTGCGGAAGGTTCCACAACGATGGAACAGACCTTGTACTTGAAGTATTAGGTGTAAAACTTTTACGTAGGGCATTCTCGTATTTTCTATCTTGAGCGCCTTCAAATCCTTTCGTGGCAGACGAGCCCATTGCTCCCGCAGCAGCACCCATCTGGGCAGCACCCTGTTGAGTTTGTTGGGTGTCACCCTGAACACTCGCATCCGAACTTACTACCGGAGTACTATCCGAACTAACGTATCCACCATCATCGTACTTGGTAAACCTATAAGAGTTATAAGGTATAGCCCCTCCCTTTGCGGACATCATTGTATTGTTATCAGGTGGAGGCGGTGCAGACGTATCCGGTCCAGCATCAGAGGGTGGAGGCGCAGACGGTGAAGGTACAGCGGCAGGAGCGGGTTGTGCTTGTGGCGGAGGTGAAGGAGGTGGCTGTTTTAAAATCGCAGGGGCGTTATACGTTGACCACTGTGGGTCAGGTGGACCCATAGCAACGTCTTCGGGTTCAGGAGCGGCAGAGGTGGGTTGAGTCGGTGATGGGATTGCCGCTTGGTCGTCAGGAGCGATCTGTGGTTTCTTTACTACAGGAGTAGGAGCAGGAGGTGGTGCTTTCTTTGCAGTCTTAGGGGTAGGAGCTTTTGCCGTAGATGTGTCAGTGGGCGCAGCCATAGCTGTCGCTGCCGCCTGAGCTTTCTTAGCAGCTTCGAAAAACCGCATCCCATTGTTACCGGGAGTAAAATGAGGCGACGACGGATCAGTTGACCATGCACCCCAACCTTGTTGTTTGTAAACCTTAAAAGCTGCGTTGAATGCTTCTTGTGGGTCTTTGGCCGAGTTAGCCATTTCATCCCCCCACGCATGGGGGTTGATTTGGGTTAAGCCAATCTCGCCAGCACTACCAACAGCACCTGGGTTGCCATTACTTTCAGCTTGGGCGAGTGCTGCCATGTGTGCAGCGTCCTCACCTTGGAACCCAGCCTTTTCAGCCATCTGGGTCATCTGTGCTAATGAGTAAGTTCCCTTTTCGCCTTTGCCGGGTTCTTCTTGTTGGGTGTCACCCCCATCCCCAGCAGGCGCACCAAACATACTTTTTTGGGGAAACATTTTTTGCATTGCTTTAAAATATTGTGCCTGTGAGTCATACTCTGGCTTACCAGTAGCAGGGTTAATAAATTTACCCGAAGCAACGTCGTATCCGTCTAATTTCATTTTATAAGCGTAGTAGTCGTTCATCATTTGGTAATGACGACGCCTCATACCCTGGTTTTGAGCCGCTAGAAAAGCGTCAATAAACCCCTTGGCAAAACTACCGGCGTAAGCCATTTAGCCCACCGCTCTTGTCTGGATATATCGTTGAGAAGGGATAGCGCCTTGTGCGCCATAAGTGGTTGGCCCAGCCCCATCGTAATTACCATTGGCAGGAGGTATCACCCCACCGCTTTGTACGTGGGCTTGTGGACGGGACACGAACGTCGGTCGAGCAGGAGGCGCGTAACCGTGTTCACCACCGACATCGGAGCGCTGTTCTGTTTGTTGTCTTGCCATACGCGCTTTGTCGATGTCCATATAATATTTCTTTTGACCTTCCCACTGTACCACGTCCTTGGGGATAACAAACTCACCCACGGTCAAGCGAGCAGGAACGTCGTCGGTTTGTTGGCCCCCAGAGGGTGATGCTGTATGGGGGATAGCCCCTCCTGGTGTACCTTGAGGTGGTATCGCACTGGGTGATTGCGCGGTTACTCCCGGAGTAGCAGTTACGTTACCTGGGTTAGTACCGGGGTTAGGCGGTATTGCAGGGCCACCCTCTTGTAAGTAGCTCATCGCGTTACCCATCAAACCACCAGCGAGAGCACCGAACCCCATGCTTTGTGCAGCACCAACTTGGGCGTAACCCAATTGTGATTGGTTATAACCGTTCACACTATTCACGTAAGTATTCATGGCGCTAGAACCAGCATTGGTAAATGCTGTTGAGCCAGTCATTGCCTGGGAACCAGTTGCTATGTTCGATTGCCCTGAAGCGGCAGCGGCGGAGCCCGCGCCTACTCCAGTACTAGATAGACCAGCAACAGTATTAGGTAAACCTCGGCCTGTATTGACAACACCCGCCTCCAGTCCTAGTCCTTGTAGTTTCGTTTGTTGAATAGCTGCTGTACCTGCCCCAGCCTCTGCCGCTGCTTGGGTTGTACGCGATGCAATGTCAAGCCCAGCAAATCTTGTACTCCCAGGATTAATCCCGTAGCCTTCAAGTTGCTCTGTAGCAGAGTTCCGTTGTGCTTCTGACGCTTCAGCAATATTGCTTTCAGCCGCAGCAGCGTTAAGGTTCTGTTGAGCAGGAGTTGCCCAATCCTGTGCTTGTTGCGCATATTGTTGTTCAAGGGGTTGATACGTTCCCTCGTATAGGTTTTGTTGCTCTGTTGCAAAAGCTGTCTGTTGTTGCTGGGCGGCGATGTCGGTTGAAATGACCTGTTGTACTTGTGGCTGTTCTTGGTTCCATTGGGTCTGTGCCCACTGTAATTGTTGTTGACCAAGAGCATAAGCCTGATCAGCAGCTTGGGCACTCGCTAAGGCAGCGAACACACCAGAAGAGTTTGCTTGTCCGCCTTTTGCATTGCCCATGTTATTGTACCGTCATTAGAGTATGATCAATCGCTTCCAAAGGGAGAACAAGTTGATTGGTTCTTGCAGGAGGTGCTACGATTACTCTCGGAGCAGACATGTCCAACCAGCGACAATTTTGTGCGTACATGCTCATAACATACATACCATTTGGGGCATCTGTCCAATTGAACACGTCTGCCACTAAGTACTCAATAATAAACCCTAAATGTAAATTTAAATTACGTGCCTGAACATTACTTTCTGGCACCAACCCAATAAGTTTTTTCACCTTACAAATTTTAAAGGGAAACTGGAACGTTAAATATAACAACACCTTGGTAGCCCAGTTTGGACGAAACCCAGCAACATGCACCTGAATACTACCTCCAAGATAATCAGTAAAAAATACACCTCCGCGAAGTATGTCGTTGTGATCATACTCGGCAATACAATGATGCAGCCCAGGCACAAATTGAACTTTCGCCGCGTTAGCGATAAGTTGCACGGCATGAGCATCATTGAAACGGATCAAACTACCCTCACCATCAGTTGTGAGCCATTACGGTATATGCCGCCTACTGGGACACCGAGAAGAGAAGCATTATGATCACTGGTCGCATTAACAGGAGTAACAATTGTTAATTGAATATCATTCGGTGATAACACTTTTACCCATGTCGTGTTTCTACGCCCATAAGCATTACCGTCAGCAGGTGCATCTTTAAACGCTACTGATGCTTGTTGCAGCGCAAATACTTTGGCCCCTACAAGATTAAGGGTTTGTTCGTCAGTTTGAGAATTAACAATCAACAAATTAACATCATGTTTCAACGCTTGCACAGCCGCAGACATTGAAGCTTGAGTCGCGCCCGGATCAGGAATTGTAATATATGGAGAACCCGTCATGACTTAGAAAGCTCCTTTACACTAGTTGCCATTTTAAACAAGTCTACATTGACTTGGCCTTCAAACATAATAGTCCAAAAGTCATCCTTAAAACCTCCCGGTATTAATATAGTTTCTCCACTTTTTACAACCTCACGAATAACCACAGCGTCAGTAGGGTCTTCAACCGGGCTATCCAGACCACGATAAATCGTAACAGTCAAATACTGTGTAGCTGGGTTAAACACTTGAGTTTGATTGTTGTTTCTAGAAGCGGCAGTGGGAGGGGGTATTGTTACCTCGGGAGGCACCGAAAAATCAACCTTGAACGCTTTAAACTGTGCAGGCTTTGGCAAACGATAATTCTTGCTGATCCAATACCACGGGAGTAATGTTCCCCCGCTTGGCGGGTTAAGCCATCGAACTACTCCCTGAGTAATAATAAATATTTGTCCTGATAGTTGATCCCAGAATAAATTATCAATAGGAGCCACAGCGCTTTCAAGGAAACTCATCGGTACGTTTTTCTCTAGAAAGTCGATCACGCACCCATTGTGGCCGTTGTTATTGGCAGGCATAACCCCAGTAAACACAGCTATGTAAGAAAGCCCAAGTCGTCCCGCTGCCCACGTTTGGGGCTGTAAACTATTCCAGAACTCCCGCTCCATAAACATCTGAGTAGTGTTGATCGTACCTGAAGTGTTCACCAGTATCAACCCAAAGGGCGAAGCGTAATACACCCCCTCTCCTGCCGGGAATATTGACCCGCGTGAAATACACGGCTCATTGGCTGTAACCTTACCAATAGTCATGGTATCAGGGGTTACTCCTGTAGCAATAAACGGTTGACCTTGTGTCATCACACTCAGCGAAGAACCAACAGCAGCAAGACCAACAGTAGGAAAGTCCACAGTAAGGGCATAGGTTGCAGGCCAAGCATGAGGAATAAAAGCACCACTAAACCAAATCTCTCGGTCATTGGTCCACCCTGCCATGATGCCGTTAGCCATCATAACAACACCCTGCAACCCAGCAGGGGGGCCTGTGTATAACACAGAAGGTAATATCACGTTATTGGTAATAACAGTAGGAGAATTTTGATCGTCATAAACAATCGCTGCACCAGGCGTTGTGCTAATAGGTAATTGTACAACTTGATAAAAAGTTGCATTACCCGAAGCATCTGTTACAGTACGGTATATTCTAATATACGCTAAATTACGATTTAACAAATCACTAGCACTCGGGGAGTAAACTGTAATTTTCCAATTACCACTGGTGCCACCAGTTCCCAAAGTTGGCGGTGAAGGTGGGCCTTCTTCATCATATGCACTAACATATGTGTAAACGTATGAACGAACCTCTGCTAAATCAGTAAAAGTAATAGCATCTCCAGTACCAACACCAGGAGCAGCTACAGGATTATTTATAGTAACTACAGTCGCTGTAACAGGGGCTATCACCGCAGTACCAGACAATAAAGCCGCTGGAACCGTAACATCAGCAACAGTCATTCCAACAGAAACAGCAGGCGTATTTATAAAGTTTAAAGTTGTAGCACCGACAGCAGAGGGAGCACTGGTGCCTAAACTTCCGCTTGTTAGTGGAGCATGAACCAATGGAGCCGTAGTAGGAGCCGTGATACCCAAAACATAAAAAGGTCCACCAGCCTGAATGTTCGACAACGGCGCATAAAACGGGACATTCATCCATGGGCCACCGTCAGCCACAAACTTGTCTGAAGGGAAAAAGTAATAACGATTATATTGGTCCCCTACCGTTGGATTACGAAGAACACTCATAAATGGATCAGGAAATTCTAACCATACTGAATTCGTCCAGTCTTCAATGTTATCGTTCAACGGTATACGGTAAACTTGCTTACTCGTAGAAGGGCGTACCAATGTAAACACTGGCTGAGAAATACGAAAACCCCTTAAGCCACCACGATACAAAAACGTGTTGCTGCACTCTTGCGCGTAATTATCCGGCAGGAGTGTGGGGTCTTTAATCGGCAACATGCCGCTAAAATCAGAAATATTAAGTACAGCCATTTTACTTCTTGTGCGTCAGATGATGTTCTTTGATACGTTCGATACGTCGTAGTGCGAAGTTACTCCCATAGTCGAGTTCAGCTTGACGTCTTTGCGAATAATAATCTGATGCTCGCTTCCCCGCTGCCATTTCATCATGAGTAATGTCTGTCATCATGTGATCTGGCTTTGCGGGTTCAGCCATATGAGGTTGTGGTGCAACCCCAAGCACGTCTTGTTGCGGTAGCCCTTCAGGGGCATAAACCGTATGCCCAGTTTTAGGGTCAAGCAGAGGGTTATGTTTACCGTTGCTCATTGTCGTACTCCCGGAGTAAACGTAAATGTGCCACTTCCTAGGGCAGTTTCAAGTGTTGCTACTCTAGCGGTTAGGGTTTTCACTGCCTCAATCAGAAGCGCAGTTAGCTTGGGGTAATCCAGTGCCAGCATTGACTCAGATTGATGGTGATCCGGCCCAGTTGCGTCGTATGCCTGAATAATTTCAGGCACGATTGGTTGAACGTCCTGAGCGATTAGTCCGATCTCTGGCTTATCAGGTGTCGCTATAAGGTTAAACGATACACCTTGAAGTGCCAAAACCTTGTCAAGTGAACCTTCTAAGGGTTTAACGTTTTCTTTTAGTCTGGCATCCGAAGCACCGTTAACAATGGCAACAGCAAACGTGCATGTGCCAGTAGGCCGGTCAATCTGTAAAGGCAAACCGAGTGCTGAACCACTATCGCTAAACCGTTGTATAAAAAATCCCGATCCGTTATTACTACCACTTTCAGCGGTGGCATTACTACCAATCTGCCATCTGAACGAACCATTGTTCATATAATTAAGTTGTCCTAAATGGCCCGATCCCGGTTTATTAATAATAAGGTTTGCACCTGTTGCCGAAAACCCCCCAATAGGAGTTGTAGCTCCAATACCATTAATTACAGTTGCATTAGTCGCACGATCAACTTGTAACGGTATTCCCTTTTGAGCGCCACTGTTAGTAAATGAAACAAGATCGAAACCCGAACCACTGTCACCAGAACCTTCTGGGCTCTCATTACCCAAAACAAGTTGCCAGCGAAGTGAACCATTTGTTGTACCACTAACAGTCGATTGATTACCTGAAGCAGTCTTATTAAGAAACAAATCAGCAGCAGAAGCAACATGGGTGCCTGTATAACCAGATGCCCCAGCCCCATTAACCTGTAACGGATTTGGGATCGTTGTTCCGCCGCTACCAGTGGTAGGAACAACCACCCATGCCGCATTATTACGACCATATGTCTGACCGTCTAACGGTGCATCAGGTAAGCCACCACTTGAAGTCGGGACAACTGACCATGTTGCATTCATGCGACCATAGAGTTGACCGTTGGAAGGAGCATCGGGGATACCACCACCCCCTGTACCACCCCCACCACTGCCTGTCCATTTAGCTCCGTCCCAAGTCCACGTTACACCTCCGGCAGTGAACTGTTGCCCAACTGTCGGACTAGCAGGGAAGTCAAGCATTGTTTACTCCCAGAGTTAAGTTAACACCGACAGAACAGCATTAAAATTACTAACACACGTTCCAGGTGGCGTAGCGACATTGGTAGAAGCCTGTGCTTGAAACGAATTGGGTGTAATTGAACCCGACACTATTGATGCTATCCCTGCGTTCGTATTGGCAATACTACCCTGTGACACAGTAATTGTTGGAACGCCTGCCATTTCTGGAAATGTAAATGAATTATTCATAACATAACCACTCGAACCAATACCCATAACAGCACCACTAACTGACAAGTTACTATAACTCTGATAGTATTTTTGTGCAGCCGCCAATACCGCACTAGGGTTCGAAGGAATAAAAGGTGTTGCAACATTACCAATTTCTAGTTTAACCCCACCAACAGAAAAACTTCTACTAGGAGTTGTACAAGGGGTCGCTGATCCAGTAACACCGAAAAATTCACCATTAACCCAAGCATTAGCAGTCGTACGAAACAACGACCCACAACCCATATCAAAATAAACAGACATATGATTAAGAGACCACACTTGAGAATTCGTATCGCCTGGTATTGGGATTGTAATCTTTGTCCATAAGTTAGCTGTTGGAATAGTATAAGTGAACGGATATGACCGTGCCCCGGCACCAATGAAAACTAATGACCCACTAAATGTCCCAGTTAAAGTAGCACATCTAACCCAAAATGACAATGTTAACGGTTTTGCATTTGGCGTGCCAGCCAAAGCTGCGGCCATACTGTTAAGAGGAAGTGCTACTTGGAAATAAGTATAATCAGAACTGAGTATTGATGTAAGTTGAGTCGGCGTAAACATAAGATAATTAGACAAGTTACTAGCAACAAAAAAAGGATCAGTAGGCAAAGTAATAGTAACTCGTTGTAAAGTCCCTGCTCTCAATTGAAGATTGGCTGAGGTCCAAAAATCAGCCGGATAATATAATCCACCAGTAACTGTAATCGATGCAGGATTATTACGTTGATCTAGTATCATATCCCCGTTAACAACATAATTAGTATTAGACGCAACCCCGCCACTAATACCAGCAATTGCTGCCGTAATACTATTATCAACATATTCTTTTGTAGCAGTGCCAAGAGGAACAGTTGGATCAGCGGCAAGGGTGAGCGGTCCTGTTAGAGTGCCACCGGTTAACGGAAGATAACCAGCACCTCCACCTGTGCCAGAATGTGCATCTACATATTGTTTTGTAGCAGCTTGAAGATTGGTTGTTGGGTCAGCATTAAGAGCAAGTGGCCCTGTTAAAGTACCACCAGCTAACGGAAGAAAAGGGCCACCGGTGCTAGAATTAGCGTCTACATATTGTTTGGTAACAGCACCAAGAGGAAGAGTCGGATCAGCGGCGAGTACCAACGGCCCTGATAAAGTCCCGCCGCTCAAGAGTAAATAATCAGTTGGAACAGCCAACCATACTCCACTTTGCCGACCATACAATCGACCATCAAACGGAGCATCAGGTATACCTACACCTCCACCACCGCCTGTACCACCAGTACCAGTTACCGTTGCCCAATTTGCAGTAATAAAGGGGCCAGGTGGAGAAGGTGCAAGAGCGTGCCATATATCTCCACTATAAACAACGAAATCACCAATATTGTAACTTGTTAAAGGACTAAAAAATCTTATTGCAATCAAATCAATTGGAGCAGCAGAAACGTTAATAACACCCAATTGGTTATCAGGGTAATTAACGTATAACTCTCCCGGTTGACGCCCCGTAGGTCGCACCAGCGGTACGGCAGAACGAAGGGTTTGAACTCTTGATGTCATGGCTATTTAGCCCCTTTAACTCTCGGAGTAAGTCGTTCCGATATTTGTTTCAACTCGGCTTGAAACGTTGCCATTTGGTTTTCAAGCACTTGGATGCGTTGTTCCTGATCAGCGGTGGCTTCAGCAAGCTCTTCTATGGTGGGTGTGACATCTTCTATTGGTGGCGTTGGTATGCCAGGTGCTGGGTTCGGTTCGTTCCCTTCTTCAACCCACGCCAGATAAACCTGATAGTCTACGTTCGATGGGTCCATAGGAATAAACGCGCCATCTTCATCGCGAACTATAATTCCTGGGTCGTTGGTGAGTGTGTAAGTCATGTTATGGGAAACCAGCACTAGGTCCGAGGAGTTCTGCATCAAGGTTTAACGTGTAGAAAAGCTGACCCCCTGATGTAGTAAGACTATTTAGCCATTGAGCCACGCATGCTGTATTACCAATAGTGCCTATTTGCATACTAGTCACTTGCTGCTGAGTCAGATTTGATAGCGTCACCGTGGGAAGCGCCCGCATCAAAGTACGGTATGACACTCCAGCGTAATTAACAAAAGTAGTCGAATTTGAATAGCTTGAAGCGCCAAGTGAACCACGGTTTGGTGTCCCTGGCGCACCAATAATCTGAAAATACCGTTGGCAATCTGCCAGTTTTTTTGCTGGCGTTTCTGACTGGAATGGCGTTGCAACATTGCCAACCTCTAATTTTACTCCTGTAATCGCAAAAGTATTATTGATACCGTTTAAACCAACTTGTCCAACTGAACCAAAAATATTTGCTCCTGGTCCCCATACACCAGGAGTAGCAGCATAAACGCCACCAACACTGAGAGCAAAGTTAAGCTGTATACTTAATCCATTACCAATTGGCCACGCACCAACGGTAGCATCGCCTGGAATTTGAATAATTTGAAACGACCATTGATTAGCAACTGGAACCGTGTAACTGAAAGGATATCCACGTCCACCAACAGTATTAGGATTCTTAATAGATCCGCCATGAAGGCCGGCAACACTACAGTAAACCCAGAAGGACAATGTTACAGGTTTCGCATCTGACGTACCCCAGAGAAGATCAGAAATTAAATCACCCTCAATTCCTTGACTGAGATAAACGGCATGATTACCAGGCGGAGAATAATTGGCATTGCGTAGATAGCGCAAACAATAAGGGAATCCTGGGGGTGGCGGCGTTAAAAAAGTACTCGTTAAATAGCGACTCATTGTTTGAGACAGAGTACTGCCTGGGGCAGCGGAATACGACCACCTGTCTAAAGTATAATAATATGCGCCCGTAGGCGGATTGGCAATTGTGTTAGGACCGCCATTAAAACGCTGATCAATTGACATATCACCGTTGATAATGTAATTCAGATTACCGGCACCAACAGGAACCGATGTCGTTGGCGGTAATGGTGCTACATAATCCCACGGAGCCATTGCCTCAATCGTGTTCACTGCAACATCTTGTGGCGTTCCAGTTGGAACGACCAAAACAATACCCGCAAGAGTATAAATATCATCGCCGTTAACATTGATATCGATATCAATATCTCGACCGTGAATATCAGTGATCGTGATCATAATGTCACCAACGCAGCACCACCCGGTCCACCGGTTGCACCGCTAATCAGTCCCGGCCCCGTCCCTCCAAAGTTCGTCACCGTATCAGTGGCAACGTTGTAGAGCGTCACATAGCCAGCCCAGCCACCACCACCGCCAGCGCCTGCACCGCCGACGCCCGCGCCTGGACCGCCATTGCCACCATTGCCGCCCGAGGCATTGATCGCGTTGGTTGCCACCGCCCCGGTCAGAAAACGAAAAACAATGTTGGCCCAGCCACCGCCACCGCCACCGCCGCCGCCACCGCCACCAGACGGCGCAGTCGTACCAGCAACCCCGTTGCCACCGTTGCCGCCCGCCGCGTTGATCGCGCCCACCGCTGTCGAAGCACCACGGTTAATGGTGCGTGCGAATAGAGCAAGCCAGCCAGCACCACCACCACCTGCCCACCCAGTCCCCGCACCAGAGCCGGTGCCTCCACCACCTCCAGAGCCAGGAACACCACCAGCATAGGTTTTACCGGGATACCCGCCAAGCGAAGTTGTCAGAACACGCTGACGAGCAATAGTATAACCACTTGCCGCTACCGCTCCGGCATTGCCACCGCCAAGAACGCCAGCACTAGAACCGCCCGCCCCACCCGCCGCGCCTGCGCCGCCGACAATCGCGACAGTTGTCGGAACGGTCGGCGAGGAGCCCAACACACTCCCAGAGCCGGACAAGCCACTGGCAGCGCCCCAGCCACCCATTGAATTGTTGACGCCGCTCGTACTGGACACAGCGGGAACAGTGCAAGCGGTAATTGCGCCCGCCCCAGCCGCCGAAATATCGAGAATACCAGAAACGAAAACGCGCCAACCGTTACAAACCAGCGCACCCCCAGGGCTGATCGTGAGGTTGGAATAGTACATGTCACGGGTCAACGTGGTCGGAATGGAGATCGTCGCTGCATTGTCCGAGCCATCACCGAACAACGCAATATCGATTTTATCACCACTACCGCTAGTACCAAATGTCCATTTAACCCCATCCCAGGTCCAAGTAATTCCAACAGCAGTAAACTGCTGGCCTATAGTTGGATTGGCGGGAAAGTCTATCATGCGATCCTAAAAGCGGTCATCTGCACATCGATTGTGCCAAAATTCGATACGCCGGGGTTTATGGACATGTTCGCGTTATTCGCCTGCACCCCGATCCAGACGGTCGGCAGATTAACGGCGAATCCGCAAACCGTTACATAGTTGCGAGCAGCAGCGGCGGTGATAAAAGTAATCCCCGCACCGATGGTGTTTGCACCGTGGTCCCAAAGCCGGAAAGTGGCTGAGCTAGTGGTCGTGCCATAGATCGGCATTTGTGCAGTGACAAACCAAACGCCGGTTCCCAAATTGAGCGACAAGATGTCCACAAGGGAGCCTGAAACAAGGTTGATTCCCGCGGTGGTCGCAGGCTGGGTTTGAAGATATGTGCCAACACCGGGCGTCCCTGACGGTCCTTGTGGACCTACTGGCCCTTGTGGCCCTATTGGCCCTGCTGGCCCAACTGGTCCTGGAGGTCCAGTGCTACTAATTACTGGCACCCACTGAGAAGTAGTGGGGTCTACGTACCAAACATACATTTGTGCGCCAACACTATCCCACCATAAATCTCCTTCTGATGGATTAGTAGGAGCCGTATCACTAACAGTTGCACCACCACCCCCACCAATAGGCACACCTGCAACAGTGGGAGTGACTGCGAAGTCAGTAACCCCAGTAGCACGATTAATTCTAAGAGCGGCAGGGAGAAGGTTGCCTGCATCGTTGCAAGGCGTAAGGACAAAATTACTCCCAGAGTTAGCACCGGTTTCAGCGGTGAAGTCAGCAAACTGTAATTGCCAGCGGTTAACGCCAGCAGTCTGAGCTAGAAGCGCTCGCTGGGTTGCCGCTGCTCCGTTAATCACCACACTGTTGTTAGCAGGAAATATAACAACGCCGGTGAACGTGCCCCCCGTAAGAGGCATATAAAGGTTGAGGTCCGTTGCGATTGTGACAACGTTCCAGTCAAGTAAGTTAAATGGTCCCGGTCCAAAATTACCATTGGCGATATAAATTTTCCCATTGTAAAGAACACAATCCCCAGTGAAATAACTTGCCAATGTACTAAAAAATCTTACTGCAATCAAATCAATAGCAGTGTTTGTGTTGTTAACAACACCTAACTGCATGTCAGCTAGGTTCGTGTAAATCTCACCCAATGATTTACCAACAGGGCGAACACCCGGTGATGCACTATGAAGATTTCGTATAATATTGACCACTTAATAAGCTCCAGCGTCGATGATCGCATTATCAACGTAAGCTGTAGTTGCAGCCACAAGATTGTTACTCAGTGCTGTAGGAGTTGCGTTCAGAGTTAGCGGCCCAGTCATAGTGCTACCAGTTAACGAAACATACAACTGATCAGCTTCTGCTTTAACAAGACCAGAACCAATTACTTGTTGCCATATTGTACCATTCCATATTACTAAGTCACCATTACCTACTGAGGTGCCGCCAATGCCAGGAATACCAGCGGGTGCGTTTTCGGGAACAGTTGGGTTAGCAGTAACAGCGATATAATAATCACCAGAATTTGCGCCACCACCCATAATAGAAGGTGTATCTGTTGCAACTTGCCATGTCCCCAAGAATAACTGAAGATTGCCAACTGCTGTGTCAACATAGGCTTTATTTACAGCGTCAAGCGCTGTCGGTGGCACTGCTGTAACCAGCGGCCCTGTCATCGTGCCACCAGTTAACGCTAGTCGCGACGTATCACTCGGATGAACATGATCCTCGCGTGCCCATGCATTCGCAATACCCACCGCTGCCGCACTGTTCATCAACGGTGGAGTAACACCGGCAGGGAAGGCAGTTGTTACGTCACCAAGCGTAAGAACAACAGCACCAGTGCGACCATTAAAACTGTCAACACCAGTTGCCGCTCCAACGACCGGTGTCCAGTTAACACTGGGAGGTGGAGAATTGGTATTCGTCGCAATAGCGACATAAAGAGCGCCCGCACTAAGTACCACATCGTTGATCGCGTAAGTCGCAGTACTAACCCAAAACCGAACGGCGAGCAAATCAACCGGTGCAACATTGTGTACCCCAAACTGCATATCAGCAAAATTAATATACGGTTCGCCAGCCGATACGGCAGGACGATTGCCAGCGACAGCGGAGCGGAGTATGCGTATAATATTAGGCATGAATACTTACTCCAAGAGTTAAAAAGCTCCAGCGTCGATTACGTTTGACCATGTTGCGTTAAGTCGTACATACGAGGTTCCATTAATCGGTGCATCAGGAATACCGCCACCAGGACCAGCAGTTACAACTACCCATAATCCATCCTGACGACCATATACTTGACCATTGATGGGAGCCTCCCCAAGTCCTCCTGGTGGTCCCATTGGCCCCATAAACCCTGCATTACCTTGTGGACCTTGTGGCCCAGGAAACCCTTGTAAACCCTGGGGGCCTTCTGGTCCTACTGGCCCTAATGGTCCCGGTATACCCTGTGGGCCAATAGGTCCAATTGGTCCCTGAAGCCCAGGTGGGGGCGTAACCCAGTTTGTTCTGTACGGGACAGGTTGCACAACTTCAATAATATCCCCTACCACCGGAACAGCGGTGGGAACGTGAACTGCTACGTCAAAAGCTTGTGTCATTGTTTACTCTTGAGAGTAGCAAGCTCAATTTCCAGTGACTTTACCTTAGCAATGGTCAGCGCCAGCAATTGAGCAAGATCATAACCCTCAACTCCCGCATCAGGTGTACCTGGCGCAGCATACGTTACCAAGTCTTCAAGCACTGCCTGCTCCGCAATTTCTTCAGCGACAAACCCCCAACGCAATCGCGGTGCAGGATACGGTGTTGGGTTACGTAAAAGTACACCTTGGTCATCTACAGGCGGTGGCGGGTTATTAAGTCTAAAGCGTTTTGGCTTAATTGCATCCCATGCTGCATTAACTTCGTCGTGCTGTACTGCACGAATATCATGTTTAATCATACGCGAACTGCGCTGGGTCAGCGATTGACAAGAAATACTATTAGTGATATAAAGCTGACCACCAGATGCATAAGTTTCAAATCGTCCATTTTCAGACCAGCCATAACCGCCCATATTCATACCCCAATGGAGTCTGGCTTCCCAGCGGCCATTCCATCCAGGGCCATCCCACCACATCCGACCCATTTCGTTAACAGTGCTGTCTACCCCCCTAAGCCAAGGACTATTGACCCCAGCACTGTTAATGGTTGCTTGAAGCTCTACCCCTCGTGTATTTTGTGTCGTACTTGCAACTAAGACGCCAGTATTTATCAATTTTGCGCCTATTACATTAAGATTGCCATTCACATTCACATCACCGTTGAATTGGCCACCTGGAAAGGTAAAAGTAGAGCCAAGCGTGTACTGTAAGTTTGCTCCATTATAAAATTTATAACCATTACCAGCGACTTGGGTGTTGAACCACATATTGCCGCCTTCAATACCTATTCCGAACCCCGATGCATTAGCTTGATCCCACAATCGAAGTCTCTCACCAGTGCTCGTACCAGTAGTGTTCGGGGGCGCATTAGACAAACTCGATGGCCAGCGCAATGCCCCATTCATCACGCCACCGCTAGCATCGATAATATCACTCGCCTGATTACCAGCATTGTTCAAAATCTGTGGTTGACTATCTCCCGGTGGTCTTTGAATATAGAGTTGAGGACCACTAGAGACAATTTTTGCACCAGCTAAATTAAGCCCCACAAGAGCCGAAAAATTTAAATCCCCAACCATTGTATCGCCAGTCTTATTAACGAAGTCAGCTTGCGCTGTCGTATAAGATAAACCCGGTCCTCTAGTCAAATTATATTGACTAGCACCCGCATTCCACCACACAATCCAACCGGAGTCAACTGACATCCCCGAGAGACCAGGAACATTAGGCGGAATAATTTCTGGCACATCTGGGTTTTGAGTTTGAATAAACCATGTCCAACCATCTTGCGGGTTCATACTCGCAGGATTAAGATCAGGAAAATTTACAGAAGGAAGGTAAACACCTTTCCATAAAGCATTGGTCGTAATTGATTGATCAACATAAACTTTATGAGCAGCTTGTAAAGCAGTCGTAGGCATACCAGGCGGCAGAGAAAGCGGCCCAGTCATGGTGTCGCCAGCACGATCCACCTTCAAAGCTTCAAGAGTAATAAGATGATTATCAACATAATCTCTAGTCGCTGCGTGCATAGCATTAATTGGATCAGCATTTAGGGTGAGATACCCTGTCATGGTATCACCGGTCATGTTTACATAACGTGCGTCACCATTAACCGTGTCAATGATATCACGACCGTTCAATCCAAAAACATTACAAATTTGTGGCTGTTCACCGCCATTACCTGTTTGTAAAGTAAGCGGCCCGAGCGACGAACGTTGCACCCCAGAACTGTCAGGAAACAAAATTTGTGCATTACCAGTAAATCTTAAATCACCACTCATCGAGTCACCAGCAACTTCAACAAAAGTTGCCCGCGCCTCTCGAATGCTAAGTGACGAACCTTTAACCAGATCATATATTCCGTTTCCAGCATCCCACAAAATACGGTCGCCGCTATCAATCAACAAACCAATAATGCCGGGCAAGCCACCCGGCGCTGTTTCTGGAATATTTGGGTCAATCGTCTGTGCGATCCACGACCAACCGTTAAGTGGGTTCATAACTCCAGGAGTAAGATCAGGTTGGTTTGCTGCTACATGCCACACCCCTTGATAAAGCGCACTGGCAGCAATCGCCTCATCAACGTATTGTTTGTTGGTGGCTTCGTTAGGAGCGGCTGGCTGAACAGGAATGTTGAGTGGACCGGTCATCGTATCGCCTGTCAAATTGACATAGCGAGTATCGAGTGAAGTTGATTGAGCCAAAGTCAACGACGTGACCGGATTAGCGTTGTCCGTGCCAGCGTCAACTTGCGCTTGAGTGGCAACAACCAGCGTTAATTCCCCTGCACCAGTAAAATCATGTGCGCTGCCACTGTCAAGATTAACAGAGATCACACTACCCGTTGCTCTACCAGTAAGCGGGTTCGGCGCTCCCGGTGAAACCACAAGCCCACTACCCGAATCGACTTCAACACTGATTCCGCCATCAGGAGCCAAGTTGATCGCGTTAGGTGTGCCAGCAAAGCCGTTCACTGGCACATAGACAATGCCGGGAAGCCCCGTTGCCTCTGAAGCAAGTACCGCACTCAAAGGATTCGCAGCAGTACCATCACCAGTCATTGTCAAGTCGTGTTCAACACTACTTAGAAAGCCAATAGCACTCTTTGAGAAATAAACAATAAAGCAAACAGCATCAGCAATAGGTGGCTCACTAAAAATAATTTGAGTGCCATCAGTACTAAGGATGTAAGCGACACCAGGCTCTTGTAAAACACCATCAAGTGAAACATTAAGATCAACCGGATCATTTA